CTCGATGTGATCCATCTCGGGGACGCGCCGCTTATCGTAAAAGAGTACCTCGAAACCGGCGATGAATCGAAACAGTATCCGGCGGGGGCTGCGGCGTGGTATGCGGCGTGGTATGCGGCGTGGGCTGCGGCGGGGGCTGCGGCGAGGGCTGCGGCGAGGGCTGCGGCGTGGTATGCGGCGAGGGCTGCGGCGGGGGCTGCGGCGTGGGAGAAATACCGCGGGTGGTTTCACGAGATCGTCGCGCGGGAGTTTTCCGGGGTGGAGTGATCCGTAACGGAGGCGACCATGATTGTCGAAGTGGAAAGCGAGAAGAATCCCGAGATCCGATACACGGTGAATACCGAGACCGGCGAATGCACCTGTCCGCACTATCAGTTAGGACTTAAGCCGAAAGTGGAAGCCGATGGCAAGCGGTTGGAGTGCAAGCACCTTCGGAAGGTCATGGCGGACATCGCCGGGAAGTAACCATGAACCTCGTCGCCACGACCGACACCGCCTATCGCTTCGACACCGGGCAGGAGTTCGTGCGGGTGACGTCGGCCCTCTCCCTCGTCCGCGCCGACCTCCGCACGATACCGCTCGAGGTGTTGCACCATGCGTCCGAACGGGGGAAGGCCGTCCACCGCGCGGCGTGGATTTTGGCCGGCGGCGATCCGTCCGGCCTGCACTGGCCGAGCGTGCATGAGGAGGTTCGGCCATACGTCGAGGGGTTCCAGGCGTTCCAGCGGGAGACTGGGTGTCAGTTCATCGAACAGGAGCGCCTGGTCGTCTCGCAGCGGTTCTGGTACGCGGGACGCCTGGACCTCCTCGGCCGGTGGAAGGACGCGCACGGCATCATCGACCTCAAGACCGGCGAACCCCACGCGACGCATCGCCTCCAGGCGTCGGCCTACCTCGAAGCCTTCGTCGAGGAGACGAAGACCCGGAAGCGACTGCGGCGCTGGATCTTGTATCTCTTGCCCAGCGGGCGCTATCGCGTGGTGGATTGCGACGAGGTCTGCGGGCACCACGGCGACTTCTTCGTGTTCACGCAGATTTTGGGCGTATATCGCTGGTTGCAGGGGAATGGAGGGAAGGACACATGAACGGCGACAACGGCACCACCCAAGTCCTCGACCCCGAGATCGTCGAGGAGGAAATCACGGTCCCGGTCGTGACGCACACGACGGAGATCGAAGAGTTGGCGGCCCGCTACGCCCTGGAGGCGCAGACCGACCTCCGCATGGCGCAGACCCTCCAGGTGACGGATGACCTGAGCTACGAGCAGGCGGGCCAGCTCCGGGTGTCCATCGACAAGAAGCGCAAGGGCGGCGAGGGGATCGTGGACATGGTAACGGCTCCCCTATATCGCAAGTGGAAGGACTTCAGGTCCCTACTGATGGGCCCAGTGGACACGCGCACCCAAGCCCTCAAGCTCCTCTCCGACAAGCGCCTCGCCTATGAGCGCGAGCAGCAACGCAAGGCCGAGGAGGCGCGGAGGGAAGCCGAGGCAGCGGCGCGCAAGGAACAGGAGCGGCTGAACAAGCTCGCCCTGGAGCGGGCGGCGCGGGCCGAGGCGCGGGGGGATGTGGCGAAGGCCGAGGAGATATTGGAAACCGTGCCCCAGGTGCCTATCCCGATCTTGACGACGCCGGCGGTCCAGAAGACCAAGGGTGTGACGAAGGTCGTCTATTGGTCCGCGGAGGTGACGGACCTCGCGGCACTCGTGACCGCTGTGGCCGCGGGAGAGGTGCCACTGGAGGCGGTCACGGCGAATCTCCCCTGGTTGAACCGAACCGCGGCGGCGCTGAAGCAGAACCTGAAATACGCCGGCGTGCGCGTGGTCAGTGAAGAACGAGAAAAGAGTACGGGGCGGTGAGCGAGCACAAGGCGGCGAAGTAGCGGTCGCCGTACCTGCTAGCGGGAACATAAGAACCGTAGCGACCGCAAACTGTGGGGGTGGTGCGGCGAGGACCGGGTGCGGTGAAGTGGGGATAGCCCGGAACAGGGAGACGCCAAGGAGACAAGGCAGGGTAGCCGACCCACCCCCACGGAGGAGTGCGATGGACCTACGATCATTACGCGCCCTCTATAACGTCCCAGGAGAATCGAGCGCGACGATGGATGGAAAAGATATTGTGCAGGTGTGGTTCAGACTCGAAAGACCACCCCATGCAGAATACCTCGAATTGGCGGATCAGATCGACGCCGCCCTCGCGCAGGCACGGCGGGAGGGCCAGGAGGCGATGCGGGAACGCGCGGCTGTGTTTCAATGTTATCACTGCCAGCAAGGCAAACCGATTGACCATATCGACGGAGGTAGAGCGTTTCACTTGGACTCGAAGGGGTGTCCAACGTACTGCACGGGGCAAGACATCCGCGCCCTGCCGGTGGAGTAGACCATGAGTGAGCACCCACTACAACATAATGGAGCTATCGAAAGGATGTTCGGATACATAACGTATCCAAAGGACACTGATTGCTGGATCTGGTCTGGACCAACAACAAAAGAAGGCTACGGAGTTTTATGGGCCGGAAGGAAACAATACAAAGCTCACCGTATAGTTTATGAATACTTCGCGGGCGAGGTTATTCGGCCTGGACTTCTGGCTTGCCATAAATGTGACAGAAGTACATGTGTCAATCCAGCGCACATCTTCATCGGCACGAACTCTGACAATACTAAAGACGCGTGGAATAAGGGAAGACTTTGGATAAATACCCATCAGCCCGCTGCAACAGCCAGACTCCGAGATCATTGCAAACGCGGACACCCTTGGCCTGAAAGTTTAGTGCTTCGATCCGATGGGTCCGCCAGGTGTAGAGAGTGCCGAAAACTAGAAGATAGAAGGCGCGACTCCACCATGAAGAGAAAAATGCGTAGGAGAAAGGAGAATCAGGGTGTCTAGCGAATGTCCCAACTGCGAGGCCAAGGACATTCGCCACCTGGACGACAAGATCCAGTTAGGTGTGTGCCAGGGGCAGCTTGATGTGGCGCGGGAGGAGATCGCCCGTCTCCGCGACTTCGCCGCTGGGAAGGGCATGGTGAGCGAGGCTGCGGACATGGGTGAGGTGGCCGTGCTCGTGGTGGGGTTGCACGCCGAGATAGCCCGCCTCCGCGCCCTGGTGGCCGTGGGGCGGGAGATGGCGCACAATGTTGAGCATTTTATCACACAGGCCGACCAGGCGCACATGATCAACACGGACTGGTTGCGCGATCCGTTAACGAAGTGGCGCAGCCTGGAGGGGAAATGAGCGACCCAATGCAGGGGGCATTCGGCCAGTACAAACCCACAGTTGAACAATCCGAGGCCCATGCGGCGTTGCGTGACCGCATCGCCACCCTCGAACGCCAACTGGCCGAGGTGACGGCGGAGCGGGACGACCGCGACTCCCTCCGCACGGCCTTGCGCCAGGTTGCGGAGGCAGGCGACGTGATGTCGATGTTATTCGAGGCCCATTGGACGGTCAAGGATACGGACGAGGGAGTCCACGCGGCAGTAGAAAACTGGAAGAAGGCCCTCGCCCTCCCGGTGGTGCAGGCGGTGTTGAAAGGGGGTGAGCACAAGAGCGGATGATGTGCGAGACAACCACGGTGGACAACGGAAAGGGGACACCAAAATGAAGCGATGGATGGGATGTCTGGTGCTTGTGGTCGCGCTCCTGGGTCTGGTCGGGCCGGCGTCGGCCTCCGAACTGCAGATTGTTAAGGCATTCAACTACGAAACATTCCCGTGCGATAACCAAGTCCACTATACCGCGTGGTGGAATCCCGAGCCCACGTCCATCAAGCTCCAATGGACTCGAGTGTTACAGGCCATGACCTCTCAGAGTCGGGTCGTCTTCCGCACCAATCTGTATCTGTATGAGCGAGCTGGACAGGCCCCCCCCTACGACCTGATCCACGCGACCCAGTGGGACCGCTACGCGGAGCCCGCGCTCCCGAGCATGTCTACCTGGTCGTATGAGCCGAACTGGATCACCGTGCCGGTCGGCCAGGGGATCCTGATGGAATCCGCCTGTTATGTCATGGCGTCCCCGGGGGGGATCGCGCAAGTCTCGGCGTTCGTGGGGTACACGAAGTAGGCCGGCGTGGGGTCCAGGGGGGTGAGCGATGCCCATTGCGATCGCGCCTCGCCACCCCCCGAGATCGGTGTGTGGTGTTACGGAAGCGTGCATCACAACAAGGGTAGGCAAGAATGCCACGGATACGGACCATCAAGCCGGAGTTCTTCCTTGATGAAGACCTTGCGCGATTGGATCCCTTAGATCGGTTGACGTTTGTCGGCTTGTGGACACAGGCCGACCGGGCAGGCAGGCTTGAGGATCGGCCCGAGCGTCTCCGCATCCAGATCCTTCCGTATGACAACGGTGATGTAACGGTGTTTGATGCCCGCCTGACCAGGCTCCAGGAGTCAGGCCACATCCTACGCTACCAAGTGGCAGGAGTAGCGTACATCGTTATCCCCACGTTTCTCAAGCATCAGCGGCCCCACCACACCGAGCAAGAGTCGGTCATTCCTCCCCCACCACCGTTAGACAACGGTTGTGCAACCGGTAATGCCCGGCAGGAAGGGAAGGGAAAGGAAGGGAAGGGAAAGGAAGGGAAGAAAGACGTTTGCACCGAGCCAGACAACGGCGCTGGCTCGATGCCGACGAACCTCGCCGCCTGGCTGCTAGGGTCGGACTTCCTGCAAGCCCTGGCCGATCCGAAACACGCGAGGTTTTGGGCGAAGTGCGAGCAGCTCTATGACGCCTACCCGTGGCTCTATTTCGAGGACGAGATCCGCAAGGCGGACCTCTGGTTGACGAACCACCCCCACCGCCGGCCGACCGAGCGCGGCTTGCCACGTTTCTTCGCGTCGTGGCTGGAGCGTGCGGTGGACATCGGACGAAGAAAGGCGGCCTATGAAAGAGCGCCCAATCCCCCACACGTCACCGGGAGTCGTTGACGACGACCGAAAGCCCGACTGGCCGAAGTGTTGTCTGTGTGGTGCGACGGTCACACGCTCCGGGTGGTGCGATAGTTGCGACCAGTGGCCGGTGAATGTCGTGCCGCACCGGTACGACGAGTCGGGGCATGTGGTCGCGCCGGACGGGTTCTGTCCGGTCTGCATGACCTACGTGGCGACCCGGCTGGTGCCAGAAGGCGGACGGTGGCGAGAGACCGGCGAGGTGCCAACGCTCTTGAGTCGAGAGGAGAACAAGCGCCGCATGCACGCCTTGGTGCAGCAGATCGAGCTGGCGCAACTCGCCAAACTGAGCACACCCCGCGACCTCCAATCCGAGAAGGCCAGGATCTTGGCAGACGAGCGGGAACGACACGCGGAAGCGGAACAGGTCCCGTTCTAATGCCGCGCCTGAACGGGGTGCGGCGCATCGCGGATTACCTCGGGGTGAGTGAGAAGGCGTATCGGAAGCTGCTGGGGGAGGGGCTCTCGTCGCTCATCTACCAGGACCCGGCGATCTACCATCGCGTCTGGGCGGATACGGACGAGCTGGACGCCTGGGACCGGGAGCGATGCCGGGCGGAGGGGCACGGCGGAAGTGAATCACATCAGTGAGTGTACCCAGGAGTGTACCAATTTGGGCTTGTGTGGCCATGTAAATGGATTTATAATGCATAAGACGTACTTGGATAAGGGGGGCGTCTTATGCGAAGAAGGCGAAATGGCCCGTATCATCGTGATTTCAAATGGTATGCATCGCTTTCCGCATATAATGTCGGCGCGGTCATATTCGAGGCGACACCGTGCGCGTATTGCGGGATGCCTGCCGAGACAGACGATCACGTGATACCGTGGTCATTCTATGCATCCGTGAATGATTGTGTTATCCTATCGGCGTATAGGTGGGCACTCGTGCCGGCGTGCTATGAGTGTAACTGCATCGCTGGCGACAAGGTTTTCGAGACGATCAGCCAAAAGCGGCGGTACATTCAGGAGAGGTTACGATGTCGCTATCGAAAGATTCTCAGCATTCCGCCGTGGAGCGAGGAGGATCTTGCGGACCTGTCGCCCTTACTTGCCCAGTATGTTCGGCACGGCTTAAAATTGCGGGCGATCATCTCGCAGAGGATCACGTATCGCTCCCCGCTTGCGCGACATGCGGAAAGGCTTTTGCCCCGAAACGATCATGGCAACGGTACTGCTCAAAACACTGTCGAACCACATTCCACTCCCGCCGAATCCTGGCGGGACTCCGAGCGATCCAGGGAAAATGATGGACCGCGAACAACCTGCGAAACATGCGGCACACGGATACACCCGAAACGGGCGACGGCGAGGTTCTGTTCAGATAAGTGCCGCTATGCCGCCTGGGATAAACTCCACCCACGGATGAGGTAGTCCATGCACTACTGTCCTCGATGCTCAGAAGTGTGTGACTGTGACGACGAACCCGGCCTGGAGCAACCGCCGGACGCCTGCACCCATGCCTGCGACCCGGAGGACGTGGAGGAGGAGGACTGATGCGCTGGGACCGATGTAAGTGTGGGCGGCGGATCGTGTGGAGACCAGACACTTTCGGCGACACCGTGACGTGCGCACACTGCGGCACACAGTATAAGATCGAGGCCGACGATCGACTCGTGTATTGGCTGGCGGAAATCCTCAAGGAGCAGAAGCGGCACATCACCCAGGCCAAGTAACCCTAACCAGGAGGAGACCGATGACCCACACTCCCACCCCCCAGACACCCCCGAATGTTATCCCAATGGGCCGTGTCGAGCCTGCCACCCCACCGGACGCCCTCGTCCCCCGGGGCGGCACGCCGGTGCCCGTCCTCGCCACGGGCGGCCTGACCTTCGGCGAGGCGATGCTGGCCTGTGCCAACGGCTCGAGCGTCCGGCGCCGGGAGTGGCCGGCCGACGTGTACTGCTCCATCCGCGGCGGCCTGCTGCATGTGTACCGCGAGGGGCAGCACCATCAGTGCGTGCTCGGCGACGGCGACATCCTCAATAGCGATTGGGAGCTGACGCCGCAAGGGTAGGCAGCGGGCACCAAAGGAAAACGCCCGGGGGTGGAGGGCCCCCGGGCGTCTCTCGTGCGTCTGTGTAACAGTCTACCGCACCCCGGCTGCGTCTGCCAGGGAATTGACACACCCTGGGAGGTTCTCGGCCTTCCCGCTCCAACTCCCATTCCCCCAGACAAACCCCGCTGCCTTGAGGGCGGTGAGGATCTCCCGGTCGGGCTTCTCCGCGAAGGTGACGCGGCAATACCCATTCCATTCGGGCTTGGACTCGACAACCACGCCGCCCGCCGCCTCGGCCTGGTCGGCGCGGGCCTGCCGGGCGCGAATCGTCGCAATGCGTTCTTTGTCGGCGCGGATGCGGGCCCCGAGGTTGGTCAACTCATACGGCAAATGCGGGGCGCTGCCCCAATACGGCCCGGCTGCGGCGAGTTTGGCCTTGATCGTGTCCAGGGTGAACCCGAGGGCCGCCAGGCCGGCCGCGTCGCCTTTCTTGTAGAGGCGGTTGACCGTCTTCATGCGCTCGCGCTTCGCTTCGTTGTCCGCTATGCGGGCCTCAAGCTCCTCGATGGCGTTGGCGTCGTCTGAGAAAATCGAGCGGTCCAGCTGTGCCTCCAGGCCGGCCGCCGCGCTCGTGTGGTGGGTCGCCAGGTCGGCCTGTTCGCACCCGTGCCGCATGTTGCTGTCGATGCGGGCCGCGTCGGCGCGGGCGTGGCGCTCGGAGTGGTGTCCGACCAGGATCGGCTGACCCAAGGGGATACCGCTAGCGAGGCGATCCGCCGCGGCAAACCGCGCGGCGCTGCGGGCTTGCGCCTTCTGTGCCCACGCCTGCCGCCGTTCCAGTTTCCGCTCTAACCGTTCGCGTCGGGTCATGGCTGGATCTCCTTTCGCGGGGTGAGGTCCCGGCAGGCGGCGTACATGCCAGCCTTGGGGGCGGTGACGTGATCGTTGATTTCGAAGTAGCGGTCGCCAAGGCGCACATACCAGGACGCGACGTCCCCATAGAGCAACTCGGAGACATAGAACCGCTCCCCCTCCGCGTCGCGCGTCCACCGGCAGGGCGGCAAGACCTCCAAGGCATACATCCAGCGGTCTTCCGTGATTTCGGTCGGGACGCCCCGGTGGAACGTGCGGTCAAGCTCGGCATTGGCGAGGGTCGCGGCGTCGTCGAGTGACATCAACTGCGCGCCAGGATACCGCGCCTGGACCTCGGCCAGCGCGTGACCGTAACAGACGGAGCGTCCATCCGGTCTGGCGGTATCGATGATACTTGTCGCGCCCGGCACATAAAAGCACATTTCCATGGTCTCCTCCGTGGTGCCCCCGTGGGGGCGGTGTGGGGTTACTCGTGGCGGACGGTGTCCTTCATGGCTTGGCGCTGGGGCATGGCGCCACAACAGCGCACCGTAAAGCTCGGATCGGCCAGGTTCGCCTCCCACATACTCCCGGCCCATTCGTGCATCGGAATGAAGTGGTAGAAGTGTCCGACCGGGCAGAGGACGAGCACACCCTTGCGCCCTGTGGCCTCTCGAATGACCGGTCGCCCTTCGTGGTACTCCGGGTCAGGATACCGGCACGGCAGGACGACGCCGTTCTTGGTGTCGCGTTGGCATTCGGGATGGGTGCACATTACCGTATCCTCCGTTTCCGCGTGGCCTCCAGCGCCCGGCGCGTCAACGTGCGGGCGTACCAGTCTGCCACGTCTAAGGTTAATTCCTCCCGGTGCCGGGCCTCGCGGACTCCGAGAATGCCGCCGGGGTACAAGGTGAGGATGAGGGTATCAGCAAAGCCGTGGGGGAGCTTTGTGCGGGGGTTACAGGTGCGCTTGATGGGCCTTGAGAGGGCGGTCATGGCTACCGCCACCCTTCCGAGATCAGCGCATACGCCCAGACGAGGACGGCGCAGAGGAGAATCAAGGCCGCATAGGGGGTGGGCATTACCCTACCCTCCCTTCGGCTTTGGCGATGGCGTTTACTGCCACCAGATACATTTCCTCCGGTGTGCTCTTTGCCGTGCCGGGTGACATCAACCAAACGGCAATATGACGGAGTGCCGCCAACAACTCCGGCGCGGCGGCGATGAGGCGGGCGTTTAATTCTCCCTCTCCGTCATAGTCCGGTACATGTGCAATCCGCCGAGCGGGTTCGTTGTCGCTGTAAATTACGAGGCAACTGTCATCCTCAATGGTTAATCCATCAGCAACTTTCCACGGTCCCGGTGTGTGTGGCATCACTGACCCTCCTTCGCGTAGTGGGCGACGTAGTGCGCGAGGATCGCCGCACACGTCGCGTTGAGGGATTCGCCGCGGGCCTTGGACAGCGCCACAAGTTTGTTGTGGACCTCGGGCGGCACCCGCAGGCCCAGGTTGACGGTTGGAGTAAAGACCATGACTACCCTCCTCCTTTCTTCCGGGGGTGTACCGCGATGTGCTGACACACGGGACAGGCGGCCTCCGTATGGGTGGACAGGTTGTAGTAGTGGGCCACGACGGCGGGGACCTGTTCGGGTGGGACGACGAGAGAAAACCGCTGATCGGTCCAGCGGACTTCAATCCCGCGCCCCATCCACTCCATCTTGAGCCCCATCACTCCTCCTCCTCTCGCACACAACAAAACTCCCGAAACGCCCACCAGGCCAGCGCCCCACCCCACGCGGCCCACGTCCACCAGCAGACGACTTGGAACAGCAACCACAGCGTTTCTCGCATGTTTCCTCTCCTCCTCTCGGTGTGTGGTGTGCGTACTCGATACGCCACATAATCTATGACTGCGTGCATGCACTGTCAATGGGTCCACCCAAAATAAACCAGCGTGGATTGCGAATAAATAAACAGGTGTTTGGTAGTCGTTGGCATGATGATTTCCAGACGGACGCTCTGTGACCCTCGAATGACCGGACTTTGGGGGTATTCTGGGGTACCAGTAACCTGACTCTGACATTTGCTGTTGACGTGAGAAATCGTGGTGGTACGGTGAGAGGTGCGAGAGACACCCGGGCCTGGAGACAGGCCCACGGAACACAATGTGCCCCTGGTGGTAGCCGCAAGGCGACCCAGGATTCGCCGACGGCCTGCTACGGCAGCCGCCCCCCATCGCAGACGGGAGACTGCGACCATGCGCATTTTCACCCCGGGACGGGCAAATCGCGGCCCGTCCTACCGCGTCGAAGACCGGTGGCTTCGCAGCCTGCCGGACGCGAGCCTGAACCGCGTCCCGGGCCCCCAGGCGGCCGCCGAACGGATGCGGCGTCACGCGCTCCGCGAGACGGCGCGGGCCGCCGGCCACAGTGCCCCGATTGGGTTTGTGCGCTGGCTCCGGCGGTTCCGCAAGGACGCGAACCCGGAACGCTACTGGTGGTGGCGGGAGACGGTGCTGTGTCGGCAGGGGTGGCGATGCAAGTTGTGCGGGGTTCACGGTGTCCCGCTGGACGCGCACCACGTCATCCCGTGGGCGCATGGCACGCGGCACCGGTACGACCCCAGCAACGGCTGGGCGCTCTGTAAGCGGTGTCACGCCCAGGTCGAAAGCGGCCGGTACTTCGTGGCCGACCTCTCCGAGGTGATCGTGACCCTCCCCGCCCCCGTCCTGGTACGGCACGGGGAAGGAGAACCTACGGAGAGGTTAGGGTGTACTGTTTCCGAGAACGTACCACCAAGGGCGATGAGCACCAGCGAAGAGGCCGCCGTCGTGCAACCTGGAGTACGAGCCCCGATGCCCTTTGAGTTTCCTTTACAGCACACACAGCGGAGGTGATGCGGTCATGGCCTGTAAGAGCAAGCGCAGCGGCAAGCGGGGGAAGTGAGGGACGCAAACACAATGACAGGATGTGGACAGGATGACACCGCGAAGTGACAGGCTGGCAATCCGGAATGACAGCGTGTCACTGTCGAGGGAACGAGGCACTAGAAGATGCCGGAAGCGGTGAAAAGTGGAGGAATACGGTTGAATACGAGGGAATCGGCCGTAGTCGCGGGCGTTGTAAGCGGTAAAACCGTCTCAGCCTCCCTCAGGGCCGCTGGTATCTCCCCCAACGCCGACAGCATCCGGCGTCGCCTCCGTCCTGGTGGGGATATGAACGCCGCCGTCTGTGAACTGATGGACGCGAAGGGGCTCAACCCAGATCGTCTCATTGAGAAACTCGCCTCCCTGATCGAAGCCAAGAAAGTCACCCATTTCGCCTACAAGGGCGTCGTGGGCGACTCCAAAGTCGATGAGGCACTCGACATCCAGTCTGAGAACCTCGACCGCGCTCTCAAGCTCCGTCGCCTCTACCCCAAGCCCGACGAAGACGAGCGATCCTCGCAGGCCGGGCCCCCGGCCCTCATCATCAATCTCAACCTGGGCGAGTCGGCGCCGGTGGCCGAGCCCGGCGTCACCATCGAGCTCCCGAGCACGCCACCCGCTTGTCATGAGGATGCGAGCGATGCGAGCCGTGCGAGTGCGGTCGCTCCTGATAGATGATGTGGCGCCGCTGACCGGCGTCGAGCGATTCCAGGCGCAGGTGCGGGCCGCGTTGCCGGAGCCGCCCTCGAGGCGGGGGCAAGCGGGGATGCTGGCGATGCTGCGGCGGGCGGGCAGGGTGCGGGCGATGGAGCTGCGGTTGGAGGCGGCCTGGCGGGCGATGGAGGGGGGAGGGGGAGGCGAGGGTGGGGGGGCCCCGGAGAGCGGTGGAACGATCCATCCGGCCAGGATGAATCCCCCCTCTCCACCATTTTCTCCCCCGCCCTGCGCCTCGAACCTCTCGGAGCATATCGGTCCCCTTTCCCAGCCTTCCCCCAAAAATTTTATCGCTTCACAGGGCCGAAAACGTGGCACGCCATGACCATCGCGATGGTCCGGCCTGTTGGAAAAAGAGAGGACGATGCCTGACACCCTGATCGACCCCGTGGCGATGTCGGTGGACCTCGTGACGGCCCTCGACCATGCCCACATCACCGACCTCCGGCAACTCGTCTGCTGGACGCGGCGGGAGGCCCAGCGGAAGCTGCGGGTGCGGCAGACGGACAAGGCGTGGCACGAGTTGACGGTGGCGATGGCGGAGAATGGGCTCGCGTTCACGGGACGTGAACAGCCGAGCAATGTGGGGCAGGGGAAGCGCCTCAAGGGCACGCACAAGCCGAAGCCGAAGCCCACACCACTCCTGACGACGCAGGAGGTGGTGCCCAAGGACATTCCGGTCTTGTCCTTCAAGCGCACCGTGTCCTTGGCGATCCAGGCGATCACGGAACCGAAGGCCAGGGAGATCCTGGTGGTGGGGGCCCGCGGGGACGGAAAGACGATCGGGGCGTTCGGAGCGATGCTCCGGCACGCGCAGATCCACGCCGAACAGGGGTTTCCCCTCCCGACGCGCTGGATGAGCGTGCGGGACTACCACGAGCGGCACCGGACGACCACGGTGCGTTCTCTGAAGAACGAGTTGTGGCACGGGGTCTGGCAGGTGACGAAGGATGACCACCTGGCGACGGCGCGGATCGGGGGGAAGGTGCTGTGCGAGGTGGACCTGTTCGGCATCGAGGACAAGGAGGCCATGGAGCGGCTGAAGATGGAGTGCCACGGGGTCCACTTCGAGGAGGCGGCGCCCTCCGCCGTCCTGGTGGACTCCTCGGGCATCTCGGAGGCCGCCTGGATCATGGCCCTCACCTCGCAGCGGAAGCCGACCTACTGCCACCCGGCGATCATCACGGAGAACTACCCCGACGAGGACCACTGGACATGGCAGCGCTTCGTCGTGAAGCAGCATCCTGGGACCGCCTATTTCCGCATCCCCCCGGGAGAGATGGCCTCGGCGGCGCAGCGGGCCGAGTGGGCGCGGGCCACGGAAGGACGGCCGGACCTGTACGACCGCCTCGTCGCCGGCAAGCCGGGAGGATTGCTCCTCGGCCAGCCCGTCACGCCCGAGTACGAGGAAGGCGTCCACTATCAGCGGAATCTCCCGCCGCTCCCCGGGGGCGACGTCTGGATCGGGGCAGATTTCTGGCATCACCCTGCGGTAGCGGTGGCGCTCCCCACGTCGCTCGGGCAGTTCCAGTTTCGGCTGGCGCGGCGTCTGGACAATGCCGACATCGGGGCGCTGTGCGAGGAGATCCTGCTCCCCTGGATGAGTGCCAACATCCCCCTGGCGCGGCGCATCTACTTCACGGGCGATCCCACGGGGGAGACGGGCGACCAGTCCGACCGCAGCAAGTCCGCCATGCGCCGGATGCAGGGATTCCTGCCTCAGGCGCAGTGGATCCGCGTGAGTAACGACCCGGACGAACGCGAAGCCGCCTTGAAGGTCCACCTGCGGCGCAAGTTGAGCACGGGGGGCCCGGCGATCGCGCTGTGCGGTCCCGAGACGTGGGAACTCCACAAGGCCCTCAGTGGGGGCTGGCACAAGTCCAAGAGCGGTCTCGTGGTGAAGAGTGGGCCGGAAGGGGCGCACTCCCACGTCGCCGACGCCGCCGCCTACGTGGCGTTGGCCTTCTTCGGGAGCGCCCTGGCCCGCGGCGACACGTTAGAGCGATTTAAGCGACAGAGTGCCTACCAAGGCCCCTGGGATGGGCAACCCGAACCCGCGGGCACCCGCAATCCCGCGATGAGTTACGCCCAAGCCATCGGGTACGACGCGGCGAAGTGGCGCCGCCAGTACCAGGACTGACGCCATGCCTGACCTGACCCTCGATACCCTCTGGAGTCCGCGGTTCAAGCTCCTCCGCGCCGCGGGGAACATCGTCCTCACCGAGGCGAACGGCGTCCTGACCGTCTCGACCTCGCCCACACTCACCGTCGCCGAAACGGCGCCGACCGCCCCGAGTCTGCACGACGTCTGGATCCATTCGGCCACGAAAGCCCTCTCCCTATGGGACGGAAACGCCTGGGTGTAATTGGGGCTTGACAAGTCGGCAACCGCGTCTTTTTGGTGGTCCGCGTCGGCGTGTACCACCGAACGTACCTTTGACGCGGAGTCGCCTCGATGCCCGAACTGCCAATTCCGTCGACGCAGCCCGAGACGTTTGCGCCCTTTGAAATCGACACACAGAACTACGCCCAATATGACGAGGACATTCGAAAGAAGGCCCTCGACTGGCTCGCGCCCCTGTGCGGCCAGGCCCGTGACGACCGCCAGAGTTTCGACAAGCTCAACCTCGAACTCTACAACATCTGGGACTGCACCACAGACATCCGCTGGTACAAGGGCCGCGCAGACATCTACTTTCCGGCCGGCCACCGGGCGATCGAACGCGCCACCGCCAAGCAGATGGCCCGCCTCTTCCCGACCGGCGACGACACCATCGACGTGCGGGCGCTGCCCCCCGGCGACGACAGCCTCGACCAGCAGGCCCGTGACCTCGACGCCGCCAAGGCACTCATGTTCTACGATCTCCACCACCTCCTGAAGGTCCGCAAGAAGTTCCCGAGCTTCCTCCGCCAGTTGAACACCCTCGGCACCTCGCCGTGGGCGCTGGACTACGTCACCCAGGAGGAGTTGGCCGCGCAGACCAGCCGTCAGACCGCCCGCCTCGTCCAGCACCCCTCGCTCGGCCTCCAGCCGATGCAGGCGCCGAACCCGGAGGAAGTGGGGCCGCGGGGCCGCGCCGTGGACCTGATGACGTGGTACGTCTGGCCGCCGACCTGTGAGGACCTGAAACAGGCGCTCCTGGTCTTCGAGGACTTCCTCGTTACGGGCGAGTACCTGAAGCGCGAGCGGGCCATGGGGCGACTCCACTTCACCGACGAGGAGTTGAAGCGCTCCGCGGGCCAGTTCCCCGAGAACTCCGTCTGGGCCTCCTCCAGTCGCTTGACCGACCGCACCAACATGACCAATCAGGACACGATGCACGTCCTGACCATGGCCTACGGCTACTGGACGCCGGGCGACGCGGTCACGGCCCCGCCGGAGGGGGGCGCACCCGTCGAAACCGACCTGGAGATCACCGACCAGACCAAGGCGTTCCAGTTCGGCCTGATCGGGGGCGACACCATCTGCGTCCTGGCGCGGCAGAACCCCTGGTGGCACCAGTGCCCGCCCTACGTCTTCGCCCGCCTGTACCCCTGGATCAACGAGACCTACGGAAGAGGCTTGGTCTACTTCATCCGCAAACTCCAGTATCAGATCAACGACACGGGCCGCCAGACGTTCGATGCCCAGACCTATAGCCTCAACCCCATCGCCGCCGTCGACCCCGCCCTGGTCCCCGACCCCGATGCGCTGCAATACCGGCCGGGCGCCAAGTGGCCCGTGTCCCCCACCGCCGTCCGCTGGCTGGCGATTCCCCCGACGCACCGCTACGGCTTCGAGAGCATCCGGCAACTCTTCGAGATGATCCAGGAGTCGGCCGGCGCCGCAACGGGCGGCCAGTACCTCCCGACGCTGGGCGTGGCGCGCGGCGCCGAGACCGCCACCGGGCAGAGTCTCCTCGTGGCGCAGTCCGACATCGACGTGAATCTCATCGTCGAGGGGATAGAGGAGGACGTACTGGAGCCGCTCTGCACGATGATCGACGCCATGGAGCAGCAATTCCTCCCGATGCACCAGGACCGGATGCTCCGGGCGCTCGGCCAGAAGGCGATCCCGCTCCTCGAAAACGGGATGAAGATTCGTCGGGACCAGTTGCTCGGGACGCGGACCTACATCTGGACGGGCTCGCACATCTCAGAACAGCGCGAGCAGTTCCAGAAGATCGGCGGCGAGTTCCTGAAGATCGCCACGACGATCCCCCCGGACGACAAGGGCCGGATGAACGTCTGGCCGTTCCTGAAGAACCTCTATCGGTCGTTCGGGTTCCCCGACGCCGACAACGTGTTCCTCCTGCGCGAGGCCGGGCAGGGGTTCGACCCCGCCATGGAGCACCTCGTCCTGGCGGCCGGGCATCCCATCCCGCCGAAGCTCGGCGAGGATTATCTCGCGCACCTCCAGGCGCACGACCAGACGCTTCCCCAGGCCATGATGGAAGGTTGGGACAAACCGCTCAAGGACCACATGGCCCAGACGCTCGTGACGATGCGGGACGACCCGCAGTTCGTCGCCAAGATGCAAGCGCAGCTCGCGCCGCCTCCTCCCGGCGCGATTCCGGGGGCTCCCCCGCTCCCGGTGTCCCCTGGCGCCCCCGGCGTGCCCCCGGGGGCGCCTCCTCTGCAACCGCCCGGGCCCCAGCCGACTGCGGGGTCCGTGCTCGCGCAACGGTTGGCCCTCCTCCAGAAACTCCGACAAGGAGCACGCTGATGCCGTCCGTCTCCGAGAAACAGCGGCGATTCATGGGTGCGGAACTCGCGCGCAAACGCGCCGGGAAGAAGACGAAGACCAGAATGAAGGCCGCGCAACTCGAAGAGTTCGCCAAGAAGCCGGTCATTCATAAGAAGAAGTCCCGCTTCCAACAGATCGACGAGGGGGATGGGATCGTATGACGCCCCTGCTCGGCATCCTCGTGGGGTGGCTGCTCCTGATCAGCGCCGGCGTAGGCTACGCGCTCTGGCGGTCCGTGTTGCACGTGCAACAGGCCAAGGACGGCGTCGTGGCGATGTTGGCGCATGTGGCCCGGCCGCTCAACGCGCCCACCGGGGCGGAGTTCACCTATATCAAGGAGACGCCGCCACTCCAGGGGAAGGCCGCGCTCGACTTCTACCGCGGGTTCTACCAGACGTCCTACTGGCCGCTGCTCGCGCACAAGTTCCAGGCGGATACGCGCCAGTTACTCCTCCAGGCGAATGCCCTCCACCGGGAAGGCAAAGGGGACGCCGCGCACTTCCTGAGCGGGCAGGCGTTCTACGCCTCCCAGCAGGCCGTCCTGGTCGAGCGGGAAATCGCCACCTGGACGAAGCGGATGCAGGAGCTGGAGGAGAACGCGCAACTCGACAAGGCGCTCGGACTGGCCGAGGACGTGCCGCGGCCGGCGCGGTACTGAGGATGCCCCACGACCTGACGGTCATCTACTACACGAGCAACCGCGAGGATGAGCGGTTCGAGACGAAGATTCGCGCGCACCTTCTTCAGACCATCGGAGACACCCCATTGATCTCCGTGTCCCAGCGCCCCATCGCCTTCGGGAAAAACATTTGCGTCGGGGACGTGGGGCGCAGCGGGCACAATGTCTTTCGGCAGTACCAGATTGGCGTACAGGAGGCAGAGACGCCCTATGTGTGTCCAGCCGAGTCCGATTGCCTGTACCCATCAGCCTTTTTTGGACTACGGCCCACCGTACTGGACCACCTCGCCGTCGCACTGCCGGTGCATCTGGTGTTTATGGCAGGCCGAGGCATGGGTAAGTTCTGGCCCAAACGCCACTGTGAAGCCGCCGTTGTGGCTGCCCGAGACGCCTGTCTGAAAAAACTCGATGTCCTGTTGAACGGGACACCGCTGTGGAGGGACGGCGTGGAGAAAGGCCCGGAGTTGGGCGACCCCCATCCCGACCTCTTCGGACTCTACCAGCGGGAATACTACATGCTGCCCCAGTCGGTCCTCTCGTTCCGCACGGCGAACCAGATGCACCGCAAGACGCCATTTCGTGACGACTGGGTGGCGGAGCTACCGGGGTGGGGCACGCCCGCCGACGTGCGGGCGCTGGTGGCGTGATGTTCAGCTTCTTCTGTCACATGCCCTGTGGTGGCGCGGAGATTCGCGGGAAGCAGATGGCGGCGCGACTCAACGGCAGATACAACCCGAAACAGGACTTCGCAGAGGATACGTGCGTCTACCTGCTCGGGACGATCCCGCCAGAGGAGCCGGCCGTCGCCTACCACGACATCCTCGACGCGGGCCTGGCGCGGATCGCCACGGTCTGCCGCGACACGCGCGGGCCGCTGCTCGCCGTCTCGACGGCCCAGGTGGAATGGCTTCGCAAGCACTACCCGACACGCCAGCACCACCTCATCCCGCAACACCACTGCAACTTTGATCGGGTGCAGCGTCCAGCGCGGCCCGTCCAGGTCGTTGGGTGTCTGGGCGGTTATACAGCGATCCAGTGGCCGAGTCACGGGATGCAGCGCATGGTGGGCGACCTCGGCCTGGAGTGGCGGTTCCAGGACAACGTGAAATCCCGCGAGGCGGTGGTGGCGTATTACCAGACCATCGACATCCAGATCGTGTTTCGACCAACGGCCATGCGGCACGCGGAGATGGTCTGGCACCGAAACCCACTGAAGTTGTCCAACGCGGGGTCATTTGGCATCCCAACCGTCGCTTATCCAGAACCGGCGTTCGTGCAGGAGTGGGCGGGCGCCTGCGTCTTCGCCGACACCATGGACAAGATCATGCGGGAGGTGAAGCGACTCAAGGACAACCCCTCCTGGTACGCCGAGATGGCCGACCGGGCGCGACTCCGGGCGGCGCAGTACCACATCGACCACATCGCAGGACTCTATGAGGCATTGCCCCATGCGTAGTTTCTCCAGCCGCATGTATATCGGGTCGCACCTCCCGCTCCTGATGAAGTGCGTGGATCTCACCACCGGCCCCATCGTCGAGGTGGGCTGCGGGTTCTTCTCGACGCCCTATCTGCACTGGCGGTGTTTCGCGGCCAAGCGGCGCCTGGTCTCCTATGAGACGGACCCGAAATGGTTTCAGTTCGTGGAAGGGGCGGCCGCGGACTTTCACGAGGTCCACTGTCTCCCCTCCTACCAGGACATCGACCTGTCGGAGAAATGGGCCGTCGCCTTCGTGGATCACGGGGACGGGCCGACCCGCCCCGACACCATCGCCAAGGTGACGCACGCCGAGTATGTGGTCGTCCACGACACGAACGGGAACTGGTCGCACAAGTACGGGTACGACAAGATTTTCCCCCTGTTCAAGTATCACTACAAGTTCCGGCCGCCGCGGATGCCGTTCACGTCGGTCCTGTCCAACATCCACGACCTCAAGGGGTTCAGTATTCCATGACGGATCGGACGGTCGTCTACTACACCAGCAACCGCGAGGCGCCGGCCTTCGAGGCGAAGATCCAGGCCGCGCTGGTGCGGACGTGTGGCGACGTGCCGATCGTGTCCGTCTCTCAGCAGCCCATCACGCTCGGGACCAATATCTGTGTCGGCGAGGTCGGGCACTCCGTCCATAACGCCTGGCGGCAGTTGCAAATCGGCGCGGAGCACGCCACGACCCCCTACATCTGCGCCGCGGAGTCGGACTATCTCTACCCGCCCGACTACTTCACCTTCCGTCCGCCCTCCGACGCCATCTTCTACTGCCCCTGGCCGATGTACGTCCTCTTCGCCCAGACCCACCGGAGCGGCGTGTTCGGGTTGAAGCCAATCGGGCAGGAGGGCGCGATCGTCGTGGGCCGGGAGTTCCTGTTGCGCCGGCTCGCCACGATCTACGCGGGCCTTCCCCAGTGGAAGGACCGTCCGCCCGGCACGCGGGAACCCAAGCGCCTCCAGCTCTGCCAGACCATCACCTCGGCCCGGTTTCCCACGGCCACGGCCACGGTGAATTTCAAGACGGACGCCAACCTCCATCAGGTCACGCGGTACAAGCGGCCACTGGTGAATGCACTGCCTGGGTGGGGATCTGGAGAAGCGTTGCTGCGGGAGTATTGCGCATGAGGGTGTGTCTCGTCCGCACGCCAGCCCCGTTCCTCATCAACGAGTACGCCTTCCCGCCCTTGGGGCTCATGGCGGTCGGGACGGCGCTGAAGGAACAGGGCCATACGGTCCACCTCCACGACGGGCCGCTCGACGCGACGCCGCTGGACTCCGACTGGTACGGCATGGGACCGACGACCCCGGAATACCCCGCGGCGCTCCTGGTCAAGGACACGGTGCGGCACTTCAACCGGCACGCACGCATCATCATCGGTGGGCCGCACGCGACCCTGAACCCGGACATGTGTGTGCGGGACGGGTTCGATGGGGTGGTCATCGGCGACGGGGAGATCGCCGCCCAGGAGGCGTTCCTCGGGATCGCCACGGTCATCCACGCCGCGTCCCTGCCATTGGACACCTATCCCACCATCGACCGATCGCTGATCGACCAGACCAAGTACACCTACCTCCTCGACGGCCGCCGCGCCACCAGCATGATTACCTCGCAGGGGTGCCCGTTCAAGTGCGCCTTCTGCTCCAAGAACTACGGGACGGTACGGTTCCGGTCGGTCGAGCGGATCGCCGACGAGATCCACAGCCTCGCCGTGCGGTGGGGCTACCGCGCTCTCCTCTTCCCCGAAGACCTCTTCATCATGCGGCAGGACCGCTGCACCGACATCTGCCACACCCTCAAGGACCATGACTTGATCTGGCGATGCCTGGTACGGGGGGACCTGATCGTCAAGTACGGGCCGGTCTTCACGAACATGCTGGCCCGAACTGGATGTGTCGAGGTGGGGATCGGCGTGGAGAGTGGGTCCAACACGATCCTCCAGAACGTGCGGAAGGGGGAGAAGGCCGAGACCATCCTCCAGGCGATCCACATGCTGAAGGACTGCGGCATCCGGGTCAAGGGGTTCTTCATCCTCGGATTGCCGGGCGAGACGCGGGAGACCATCGCCGAGACGCGGGCCTTCCTGGAGGCCGCGCAACTCGACGACGTGGACATCAAAATCTACCAGCCGCTTCCCGGCTCGCCGATCTGGGCCAACCGCGCACAGTACGACATCACCTGGCAGGATCCGCAGGACCTCTCGGGAACCTTCTTCAAGGGCCGGGCCGGCGAGTACCACGGATCGCTCGCCACGGCGGCCCTCTCGACCCAGGACATCTACGACGCCTGGGTCGACCTCGAATCCACCTACAAGAACTGGCAGAAAGAGGAGGCGCATGTCCATCCGGTTGACGCTGATTGTGCCCTATCTCAATAGCCACGAGATCGTCCGCCGCCAACTCCTGTTCCTGGAGCGGGAGCGCGTGGACCAGATCGACGGGCTGGAGATTTTCTACATGGATGACGGGTCGGACCCGCCGCTCCAGAAGAACGGGCCATCGCCGACCAACCTGAAGATCATTCCCACGTTCGACACCCGGCCCTGGACCTCGTCGCTGGCGCGGAACATGGGGGCGAAGCTCGCCAAGGGCGAGTACCTCTTCATGATCGACGGAGATTTCATCGTCAACCGGAAGGCCATCGAGACCGCCATGGCGTTCGACGGCGACCGGCTCGGCATCCGGCGGGAGTTAGGGGTCCTCGATGAAGATGGGAACTTCACGCAAGACCTCGCGGTCCTGGCGAAGTGGGGCGTGCCCGAGATCCGCTTGAAGAACCGCGGGGCCGCCATGCCGCCGCATCCGAACCACTACATCATCAAGAAACAAATCTTCTGGGACCTCGGCGGGTACGACGAGAAACTCATCCTGGAGCGGCCCTACCCGCAGGGCGAGGACAATTACCTCAAGAAGAAATGGTGTCGGGCGCGGGACGCGGGCATATACAAGGACCCAGACCCGCATGCGCGTCCGATGGTCTACATGTTTCCGAACGGCCAGTTCTGCGGGGACGTGGACGCCAACCCGTTTGGCTTGTTCCACACCCTCTCCCGCAAGTCCTGGCGGAACCCGTGGCAGGGGAACAGGTTTGCAAATGGATAGTCCAGGCTACGTCATCCGGTGCATCGGCCGGCGCCGCATCACCGTGGAGCCCCAGGAGCACACTGTCTCGCTCCACATCTGGCTGGGCGACCCGCCGAGCGGGAAGCATTTTGCCTCATTGGAGATGGAACGCGGCGAAGTCGAGAAATTGCTGATCGATCTCACGGGAGTCATCAGTCATGCCTGACCTCTCCGTCATCGTGCCGGGGCGCCGCGAAATGTTCATGGCGCAGACGATCAGCAACATCCTCCAGAACGCCAGGGGGGATACAGAGGTCATCGCCATCTGCGACGAGGTGTGGCCGGACCCTCCGCTCGTCGATCACCCGAAACTGACCGTCCTCCACAGCATGACGCCCGTCGGTCAGCGCGGGGGGTTTAACCAGGGTGCGCGGATCAGTCGGGCCAAGTACGTGATGAAGCTCGACGCCCACTCCGCAGTGGACGAGGGGTTCGACCTGAAGCTTATGGCGCCCTACGAGGACGGGCGGTTGACCTGGGCCGACACCACGATCCCGCGCATGTATAACCTGCACGGGTTCGACTGGAAGTGTAAGGACTGCGGGTGGAACTGCTACCAGGGGCCGCATCCCAAGGTCTGTACGAAGTGCGGCAAGACCAACCTCTTCATGGACATCATCTGGAAGCCGCGCCTCTCCCGCCGCACCGACTACGCCCGGTTCGACTCGACGATGCACTTCCAATACTGGCAGCAGTACGAGAAGCGGCACCCCGAGGAAGCCAAGCAAGAGATCAGTGACGTGCTGTCCAGCGTGGGGGCGTGCTTCTTTATGCGGCGGGACCGCTTCTGGGCGATTGGCGGCCTGGACGAAGCGCACGGCGGCCAGACGGGATGGGGGCAGTTCGGGACCGAGATTAGTTGCAAATCCTGGCTCTCTGGTGGGCGCCAGGTTGTCAATAAAACGACATGGTTCAGCCACATGTTCCGCACGCGGCAGGACTTCTCGTTCCCCTACCGGATCAGCGGAAACGAACAGGACCGGGCGCGAGAGTACAGCCGGAATATCTGGTTGAAGGACGGGTGGCCCAAGGCGAAACGCCCCCTGAAATGGCTTATTGACAAGTTCGCCCCGGTACCGGGGTGGGAATCCTAAATGGCAACCCCTCGATACCATGAGGTAGCGCATGACGAATTGGTATGTACGACCAAACGGCGGTAGTTACGGGTCGGAAAATGGCTCTGACTGGAATAATGCGTTCGACGGGTTTTCTGACATCGCCTGGGCATCCATCGCTGCCGGAGATACCATCTGGGTCGCGGGCGGGACGTATACACAAGACCTCGTTCCCGCGAAGAGCGGCACGAGCGGATCGCGCATCGCTGTCCGTCGCGCACGCACAGACGCTACGGAGTGTACTGGGGCCGGGGGGTGGAACAGTAGCTTCGCCAGTACTATTACCCAATCCACCGCCAGCATTGTCATCAATTCTTATAACTATATCACTATATCCGGTCGCACCACTGCTGCTGGTGGAACGCAAGGGTGGTTAATTGATTTCACCGGAGCGACCTCTGGGACTGGCATCGAATGGCCGAATGGTGCAAACGGTAGTTACAACATCATCGAATACGTTGATATTCAAGGACCTGGCTATATCACGTATTCGTCCGATGGTCGCGGAATAGATGCCACGCCATTTTCGTCGGCAACAAACAATACCTTCTCTTATTGCAAGATTCACGACTGGGAAAGCACCGTATACCTGGGGGGATTTGATTACTGCACGTTCGATCACTGTGAACTCTACAACGCCCGCGCTGTGAACTCCGCCGTCTTTCATCCCAACTTGATGTATATGATCGACGCGGACCATCTCACCTTCCGTTATAACTACGTCCACGCCTCTATTGGCGAGGGGCTTTTCTGGACGAACAACGACGATGACGTGAGTGGCGCGGATATTTACGGAAACTTGTTCGTGAACACCAAGGACGGCGGAAGTACAACGAAAGTGATTCAACCGGATAACGTCGGCACGTTCACCGCACTCCGCATTTGGAATAACGTGTTCGACAACAATTATAACGTCCTTTATGGGGATAGCGCGTTTTCTTCATGTGAGTGCCGAAACAATATCATTACCCGTAACGGGACATCGAATCCATTCGGCGGGACAGGATGGACCGTGTCAAACAACCTCGTGTCCAATACGGGCACGGGAATCTTCACGACACTGGGGAGTGATTATCATATTGGCAGTGCAGATAGTCCTGCCAGGAACGTCGGATATAACCTTTCCACATTTTTTACGTTGGATCGGGATGGTAATACCTTTGGCGCGGATGGCACCTGGGACGTGGGGGCGTATGAATACGATGGCGGGGGCACACCCCCCACTGGCACGATCACGTTGTCAGTGAGGTAGCCGGATGGCCTACAAGAATAAATCTGAAACGAGCGCGTCCTCCAGCAACACCATAGATTCGTCTGCCCTGACCGTGGCGACCGGCGACTATCTACTCGCGGTAGTGGCCTCGACCGCCGATTGTGACGCGATGGTGCTGGATGCCGCGGGGACGCCACAGGCGTTTACCAAGGTACTCGGCACGACCCTGACTGGATACTATGGGTCACTCTGGCGGCTGGAAAATGCGTCCGCCGTGGCCTCCGGGATCGTGACCGCGTCGGTGAGCGGCGGGAACTACAACATCCTCTGTGTGTGGCAAGGGGATGGCCTGCTCACGTCTGGGGCGTTGGACCAGTCCTCCAAGAATGCGACGAATGCCCTATCGGATTCGGTCAACTGGACCTCACAGAATGTCACCACCACGCAGGCCAACGAAGACCTCGTCTTCTTTGGCATTGGATGGGAGAACCATTCGACGTGGACCGGCCAGAATAGTTATACCGTCCGCACGGCAGGCGGGACGGTGAACTGGGTCATCGCGGACAAGAGCGTCACCTCGACCGGCTCCCACCCCAACGGGACGGTGGTCACGGTCAGCGACGAAACGGATGACCGGTATTTCAGCTTTTTCGCCACGCTGAAGGCGGCAGGAGGCGGCGGGGCCAGCGCGACACCGTCATCTACGCCATCCAGTACCGCGTCGAGTACCCGATCATCCACCGCGTCATCTACCCCGTCGAACACGGTCTCCTCCACACCATCGAACACCGTCTCCGCGACCCCCTCCTCAACTCCGTCGAACACCGTCAGCCGGACCCCGTCGCGCACCCCATCGAACACCGTGTCAAGAACTCCCTCGAACACCGTGTCTCGTACACCATCCAGCACCCCATCGAATACGGTCTCCTCGACTCCATCGAACACGCCGTCCCATACGCCGAGCCTGAGTGGCAGCGATTACCCATCGTTCCCGGTGGCCCCAACTGGACTGACGGGGACCAGTTGCGCCTCACCCGGCTTTTCGGTGAACCTTCCTGCGGGCGTCGAGGCGGGCGATCTGCTGCTCGTCTTCGCCTCGCAAGACAACCCGGGTGGCGTCGATTTGTCGGTCGCGGGCTATACGACGCTGTATCGGACAACCGGGGCCACTATCGCCCATGCCTGTTTCGGCAAGATCGCCACCGGCAGCGACGCTGTCGTCCTCGTCGGGGCCGCCGAGGATTTCGTCGTCAAGGTCGTTCGCATCATCGACCATGGTTGTTCGTCGATATCCGAGGTCCGACTGGGTACACCGGCAACGGATACCACGGCCTATCCCCAGCCGCCAGCACTCGATGCCGTCAACAACGTCCCGTGGTTGTGGATCATCGCGGCGGGGTCCGACAACGGCGCGGCCACACAATCGGTCTATTACCCGCCCGGCTATACGGGTCTCGACCAGACACGCTTCCCGTTGGCGGATACCGGAGGGGTGTCGCAGCAGTTGGCGCACCTCTCGAAAGAGGGCACCACGGAAACGCCAGGGTATTTCACCCTGGCCGCATCGCAGTTGTGGATCGCCAATACCATCGCCGTGCCTGGGCTTACGATCCATACCCCCTCGAACACGGCGTCCTCGACCCCAAGCAACACCGTCTCCGCGACCCCGAGCAACACGGTCTCGGCGACGCCGTCCAATACCATCTCCCAGACTCCGTCCTCGACGCCCAGCAACACGGTGTCCTCGACTCCATCCAACACGATCTCGCACACCCCATCAAGCACGCCCAGCAACACGGTATCGTCCACACCCAGCAACACCGTGTCGATGACGCCGTCGAGCACGCCGAGCAATACCGTGTCGTCGACCCCATCGAACACGGTCTCCATGACGCCATCGTCGACCCCCTCGAACACGGTGTCCTCTACGCCGAGTAGTACGGTCTCGCGGACCCCGTCGTCTACGGCATCCCACACGCCATCCAATACGCCGTCGCCCTCGTCAACGCCGTCCATGACCCCGAGCAACACGGTCTCGCACACGCCGTCAAGTACCGTGTCGAGCACCCCGTCCAATACGGTCTCGTCGACGCCATCGAACACCATTTCGCAGACGCCGTCGTCGACCCCCTCGAACACCCCGTCCGCGACGGCCACCGAGGAACTTGGGTCCAACACACCGTCCAATACCGTCTCGTCCACGCCGAGCAATACCGTCTCGCAGACGCCATCCGCGACCCCCTCGAACACGCCAAGCAACACGGTCTCCAGGACGCCATCCGCGACCCCCTCGAACACCGTGTCGAGTACCCCATCAAACACGGTGTCGCGTACCCCGTCCCGAACCCCGTCGAACACGGTCTCGCGCACTCCGTCGCGTACCGTGTCCAACACACCATCGGCCACGCCGAGCAGTACGCCTTCGGTCTCCCTCTGGTTGGGTGCCGAGGGACTGGACTGGGTCTATACCGGGTCTGGGAACGATGGGTTCCGCATCAAGTATGACACCAACAGCGGCGAACCCTACGCGAACTCTTACGACATTCCGAACCCCGCGGCGACGACGGTCGACCTCTCGGACTTCCTCTCCGCCTCAGGGAACTACTATATTGCCATCTGCGCGTACAACTCGGCTGGAGAAAGTGCGCTATCCAACGAGGTCTACGTCGAGTTCCTGCTGACGTCTCCGTCCAGCACGCCGTCCTCGACGCCCAGTCTCACGCCGTCGAACACGGTCAGTCGGACGCCTTCGTCCACCCCGTCGCGCACCGTCTCCGCAACGCCATCGAGCACCCCCTCGCGGACGGTGAGTGCCACCCCGTCCAACACGGTGTCGTCCACGCCGTCCAACACCATTTCCCAGACCCCCTCGTCGACGCCGAGTAACACGGTCTCGCAAACCCCGTCGAGTACCCCGAGCAACACCGTCAGCAGCACGCCGTCCAACACCGTGTCCGCGACGCCGTCGAGCACGCCGAGTCACACACTCTCCCCGTCGTCGACTGCGTCCGCGACCCCGAGCAACACGGTCAGTAGCACGCCATCCAATACGGTCTCCGCGACGCCGTCGAGCACCGTCTCACAAACACCGTCGAGTACCCCGTCCAATACGGTTTCCGCGACTCCATCGAGTACGCCGAGCCAGACGGTGAGCAGCACGCCCTCGCATACCGTGTCCGCGACCCCCTCGTCGACGCCGTCACACACGGTTTCCGCCACCGCGTCGAGCACCCCCAGCAACACCGTGTCCTCCACGCCGTCCGCGACGGTCTCCAACACGCCGTCGGCCACGGCCAGTGCGACACCGTCCAGTACGCCGTCGTCCACCCCCTCGCCCGGCACGGAGACGGAATGGATCGCCGGCGCCACCTTCAGCAGCAGCTACGCGACCACGGCGGTCGTCAACCGGCCCTTCGGCGTGACGAACGGCGACCTGATGCTGGCGCTCATCAGCCGCGGTGGCGACACGTCGCTCCCGTCCACCGTTCCGACAGGGTGGACCTTGGAAGGGCAAACCACTAACTTCTTCCTCTACTCCAAGGTCGCCTCGTCGGAAGGCACCGCCTATACCTGGGTATGGGACAACCTCGGCCCCACGAAGGTGTCCATCGGTGCCTGGCGGTACGGGTTCAACACGGAGAACCCAATCGACGCGGTCAGCAACACCGCCTACGGTGTCGCCAATACCACCGTGCGGGCCGCCGCCCTCACCGTCAACGTCGAGGGCCAGGCGGTCCTCTATGCCGGATCGGTCAGCACCGACTCTCAGGCCACGTTTATCAAGCCCGCCACGATGGGACAGACGTGGTACGAGGACTACGAGGAGGCCAGCGCCCTCTCCACCTTCAGCCACACGTTCGGCCATGCGGTGTGGGTGGGAACCGGCAGCACGGGCGACGTGGACCTCACGGCCTCGGCCGTCCCCGACGCCAAGCACGCCTTCCTCATCACCCTGAACCCCTACGGGATGTCGCCGTCCCAAACCCCGTCGAACACGGTGTCGCAGACGCCCTCGGCCACCGTGTCCATGACGCCCTCGTCGACGCCCAGCAACACGGTGTCGCAGAGTCCGTCCAACACCGTGTCGCGGACCCCGTCCCGCACGCCCTCCCGCACGCCCTCGGCGAGTCCCTCGGGGTCCTCGCCCCCGGCGACGATGGGGTGGTCGGCCCTGGTCGTGTTCCTCCGTCGGCGGCGGCGCCGGCGCTAACGCACATCGCACGAGGAGGTCTCCATGTCGGTCATGTTCAGTCAGATGAAACTGCCGGGCGGGAAGGAAGCCTACACCTGGGAGCACCTCACCACGGCGGCCCGGGACGGCGCGTGGCTCCTGCGCCCCGATCGGCCCGACAAGACGGTCGAGATTTTCGGCACGTTCGGCGCGTCGGCGTCCGTGGCGGTCCAGTCCTACGGCGACGGGAGCACCGGGATCGGCATGACCGACCGGGACGGCACGCTCATCGGCGCCACGGCGGACGCCGTCCTCACCCTGGTCGAGAACCCGTATGGCATCCGGCCGTACCTGAGCGACGGGGACGGCGACACCGACATCACCGTCCGCATCGTCTGTTAAGACGGGCTTGACAAAACGGAAACCCCGTCTTTTTTGTGACACTTGACCGTACCCACGGTCGTACCTTCTGGTCCGCGAGCCGGACTCTCGCGGGGCCTCGCTCCCCTACCGAGCGACGCTGATCGGCGGCGGTCCCGCCGAGGCCAGGACGCGCCAGAGCGTCCGCAAGGAGTCGACCCATGTTCGTGATGCAGCGGTGGCAGGATGGTGGAATGCGGTTCCGGCAGGACGGACCCGCCGCAGGGAGTGCGGTCGCCGAGGTGGGCGACGCGGCGGTTGCGGAGCCCGTCGAGACGGAACCCGTCGAGGAGACAGCGGACGAAACACCAGAGCAGCCCGAGGAGACCAACGAGGTCGAGACCCCCACCGCGGACGACACCCAAGAGTCCGACGGGGAATCCACACAGGGGAAGCCCGCGGCGAAGCCCAAATCCGCCGAGAAGATGGTGCCCTTGAGTGTCCTCATCGAGGAGCGGCAAAAGAACAAGGCCCGGATGGACGCGATCGAGCAGCAGATCGCGGCCCTCAAGCCCCCGGAAAAGGATCCCATCGACGCCTTGGTGGAGTCGCTCCCTGCGGAGGACGACGCCGAGTACCAGCCGGGGATCAAGGCCGGGGACATCCGCACGCTGGCCCCGATCCTTAAGGCGCTCCGCGAGCAGATCAACCCGAAGTCCGCCTTCTTCGACAAAGCCTTCGCGGCCACCGCGCAGGGCATGGACCGGCTGAAGTTCCTCGTCGAACAGGTGATCGAGACGCTCCCGAAGGACTCGCTCCCCCTCGGGATCAAGCACCTCGACAAGATCGACGCGCACCGGAAGGACGTCTTTGAAAAATCCGGCCGTAAGAGTCTGCCGACCCACAAGGACGCCTTCGACGCCGTGATGGAGCAGGTCAAGGCGGAGGCCGAGCAGGCGAATCAGACGGAGGCCGCCGTCCGCAAGGACGAGCGGTCCCGCACCGTGAAGGAAGTCTTGCAGCGCAAATCCGCTTCCAGTGCCGGCGGGCCGGGGAATGCCCGCCCGGTGCCGCGGGGAGGCTCCCCGGGGAAGCGCAGTTTCGACCAGTTGGAGCGGAGCGGGGGGGATTTCGCTCTCCCCTAGCATCCGCCAAGGAGTCCCACCGATGAAACTCTTGGAGCAGCCCTGGTATCAGCGCGCCTGGAGCGTGGTGTCCCTGTTCCTCGGGGGCCTACTGTCGCTCCTGGTGGGCGCCCCGGTCGCCCTCGGCGCGAACGAGGTCACGACCACGGTCCTCACCAACGATGAGGCCACGGAGTACATCGCGGAGAAGACCCTCCGCGTGGCCCTCTACAAGCTCTCGGCCTACCAGTTCGCCGAGAAGCACACCCTCCCGGCCAACTCGGGCCGCGTCTTCCAGATGACCCGGTACGAGCACCTCACGCTGCCGCAGAACCCCCTCCAGCAGGGGACGACCCCCGGCAACACCCCCATGACCATCTCCAAGGTCACGGCGACCGCGGAGCAGTGGGGCGCGGTGGTCACGATGTACGACGTGCCGCTCCTCACCATCAAGCACAACGTCCTCCAGAAGGCCATCGAACTCCTCGGCATGCAGGCCGCCAAGGTCTTCGAGCGCGAGATGCAGAAGGTCCTGATGGGCTGCACGGACGTCGCGTTCGCCGGGACGAGCAACACAACCCGGAACGGGCTGGCCTCGGGCGACCACATCGTCAGCCTTGACATCGCCAAGGCCGTCTCGACGCTCCGCTACAACGGCGCCGAGGAGTGGTCCCGCAGTTCGTCCAACACCACGGCCGCCTACCTGGAGCGCATGGGCCAGTCTGGCGGCGGCACGACCAAGGCCAAGGCGGGCCTGGGGTCCTCGTATGAGGGGTACATCGGGATCATCGACCCCTACGTCGAGCAGGACCTCCTGGCCGATAGCACGTTCGTCGCCGCGGCCGAGTACAGTGACATCCGCGCCCTGTACGCGGGCGAGGTGGGCCGGTGGTTGGGTGTGGTCTTCGTCCGCTCGAACTTCATGCCGAAGATCACCCTGCTCGCCAGCCCGACGACAGCCTCGGTCAAGATCACGGGCCAGACGGGCGGCTACGCCAACAACACGGCATACGACTTCCGCGTGACGCGCGTCCGCAAGGCGTATGGCTTGGAAGAGGCGGTCAGCGCCAAGATCGACCAGGCCACGGACGACAGCGGCACCGGGATCTCGGTGGTCCTCCCGTCCGGCGCCGACTACGGGTACAAGGTCTACGCCGGGGCGAACGGCGGGACGCTCTACGAGGTCCAGACGGCGGCCAGTTCTGCCGCCGCGACGGCCGACGACTTGATCGGCCCCGTCTTCGAGCCGAACCAGACCATCTACGTCACGACCCTGCCCACCAGTGGCCTCGCGGCCCCGGTCGACCCGGCCGCGTCCACGACCGTCCACACGACCTGGATCTTCGGCAAGGAAGCCTTCGGCGTGGTGGACCTGGACAAACTCCAGGCGACCCTCACCCCGAACACGGCCTCCGACTCCGACCCCCTGATCCAGCGCCGCAAGGCCGGTTGGAAGGCCATGTTCAAGTGCGTGATAACCAATAACAATTTTATTCGGCTGATCGAGTCGACCAGCGACTACGACGCCTAGCCGGGCGCGGTAAACCGAGTGGCGGCGGGCCTAAGAACCCGCCGCCCAACTCCAGGAGAGCCCATGAAACCGACCGTACCAACGAACGTACCACTTGACCCCGGCCCCTTGAGCGACCGGCCCCTCGACCCGGAGACCGAGGCGGCGATGCCGGCCGGCCCGATCCCGCTCCTCCAACGCTACGAGACCATCGTGGGGGCGAAGCTGAAGAAACTGCCCGAGAAGGAAGCCCTGCCGCTCGCCCGCACCGGGGCGCCCTGGTGCTGGTCCTGGACCCCCGAGCAGTGCGCCATGTTCCTCTCCGACTGGGAGAGTCAGATTTACATGGCGAGCCCGCTCCTCCGCGACCTGGCGACGACCCGCGACCCCATGGGCGGCGGGTTCATGTTCGAGCGGTTCTGCAAGCCGCCCATCGTGGAGGCCATCCGCAAGGTCCAGATCATGTACGACAAGCCCCTCGGGAAGGTGCAGACCATCCCGAAGGGCACATTCTCCGTGGATCTCCGTCCGGCGCCGCCGGGGATGCGCCCGACGATCTTCCACATCAACGACCTAGCCTTCTGGGGCCACGTCACGAACATTCCCGAGAAGCTCCGCGACCAGCTCGCCTACATGCACGGGCGCTGGTATCAGAACGGGATGGATCAGAACAACCCGAAGGACAACCCCACGATCGACCTCGGGGCGGCCAATGCGCCGGGCGGAGGTGGGCGATGAACTACGCCACGATCCTCTTCGCCACGGGCCTGGTGGTCATCGTCGTGTGTGCGTTCCTGTTCGTCCGCGTCATGTTGGACATGAAGCAGCGCGTGCTCATCACCGTGGCCCGCCCGACCACCGCGGACGGCGAGACCGTTCAGGTGAGCGCCAACATCCGCGCCACGGCTGGCGCCCTAGAGATCGCGGACCACATCGAGAAAGCCTCTCTGGCGATCCAGGGCCGCGTCGCCCGGCAGAACGAGATTGTCGCCGAGACGGACGCCAAGGTCGCCCACCAGAAGTGGCTGCGGATTCGGGCGAAGCTCGACGAGGCCGCGAAGGAGCGTCGCACCGGGCTCGGCGTGCTCACGAAGGCGGAGCGGGCCTGGTGGAACGCCCACGCCAAGGACTTCGACGCCAACGGGCCGCTGGTCAAGCCCGAGCGCGTGGCGGAGGCCGCCCGCGGCTCGGACGAGGATCCGATCGCGGCCGAGGGGTAAGCGTATGCCGTCCCGCATGACGAAGGCTCAGATCGTCTCGACCGCGCTGAAACTTGTCGGGACGGCCGCGACCGACCTCCAGATCGAAGGCGAACTCTGGCTCGACCTCCTGCTCGCGCAGGCGGCCCAGACCTACCGCTTCCCCGAGTTGGAGAAGACCCACACGGCGACCGTGGCATCCGGAGCGGCCACGGTCGCCACCCCCACCGACTACGGGTCGCTGGTGCGGGACGGCAACCTCCGGGGGGCCGTCGGCTATGTCCTGGACGCCGGCGCGGTGAAAACCCCGGTCTATCTCCGCACGCTGGCGGAAATCCTCCAGCAGACCGCTATCGGCATCGCGGACGATCCCTACGCCTCGCAGTGGCAGACCTACCTCGACAGCGCAGGGACGCTCACCATCCAGTACCAGGCGAACCCTGTGGCCGTCGACTCGACCGCCGTGGTCTGGTATCCCAACGACCTGGAACTCGTGCAGCAGATCAAGGTCCTGGCCGAGCGGTACATGCGCGGGAAACTCCTCGCAGTCGACGCGCAGATCGCGGCGGCGGCGGAAGTCCTGGGGCGCCGGTCCCTCTCGCGGATGCGCCTCTTCACGCAGGGCGGGCCAGGCGCGGACCTGGATTCCCGCTGGTTCGTCTAAATGGCGAATCCCAAGCCCACCGTCGTCACGCTGCCGGGGGGCGGCCAGGGCGTCCCGCTGCACCCGTTCCTCGGGATCGACCTCCGCAACGACCCCAAGTACGTCAAGGCGGGGCTGCTGCTCAGCGCCCAGAACTTCCTGCCCTACCAGCAGGGCACCCTGAGCAAGCGGTACGGCTCGACCATGCGGAACGCGACGGCCTGGGCGGGGGTCCTCCGCGTGCCGTTCGCCATGCGCTTCTACGAGTTCCTGACGACCTCGCGCACCCCGTCCCACACGTCGAGTGCGACCCACACGCAGAGCGCGACACCGTCAAATACCGTGTCCGCGACCGCCAGCAACACGGTGTCGATGACGCCGTCGAGCACACCCTCGCACACCCAGTCGTCCACACCGAGTAATACCGTCTCAGCCACTCCCACGTGGGCGCCGTCGAATACCCCGTCGCGGACGCCATCGAACACACCCAGTGCGACCCACACCCCGTCCCCGTCCAACACACCGAGCAACACGCTCTCACCCTCCTCGACGCCATCACGCACGGTCTCGGCCACACCCTCGAACACCCCATCGTCCACCGTCTCGTCCACCCCGTCCAACACCGTTTCGGCCACGCCGAGTCTCATGGCCGGGGGTCCGGTGACACTGGCCTACGTCAACAAAGCCTCCGGCGACCAGATCGGCCAGGTGGAGGAATCCACGGGCGCTTTTATCCCGCTGGGCGGCTTGCCGGCGCTCTCGGCCAACAAGCGGTGCCGTGGGACGGTGTTTGGGGAGATGGTGGCCGCCTACTTCGGCAACGATGCGGACGGGATTCTCGTCACGCGGGACGGTGAGACGATCGACCAACTCGTCGGCACGCAGATCCCGACCGCCTGTTATGTGGGAGGGCCGTTCTTTGACCGCCTCTTGGCCTGGCACGGCAAGCGCCTCTTCTACACCCGCACGAATGTCGACAACGATTTCAGCGACCCCACGACCGGCAATCAGCAGTACATCCTGGTCAACCACTCCGAGGATATTTCCGTCGCCTTCACGCCGGGTCCGGACCGGACGGAAGTCGGGTTCATGGGGAAGCTCTACGTCTGCACGCCGACCTCGACGTGGGCGAAACTCGGGGACTTCGGAACGGGCACCTTCACGAAGATCCACGAGACGGCGGGGATAAGCGCCCCCAACACGCTCGCGTGGACCGACCGCGGCGCGGTAGGTCTCGGCATCGACGACGTCTGGATCTTCCCCCTGGATGGTCTGCCGGTGGCGATCGGCGGGGCGATCAAGCCCATCCTGGAGGACATCCCCAAGGCGTACCGGGAGCGGTGCGCGGGTGTCTTCCGGCGCGGATTCTACTACCTGAGTCTCGTGCGGCCCGGCCAGACGAATCCCGACGTGGAGTACGTCTGCGACCTCCGCAACTTCAACGCCAACAAGAGCGACCAGGGCATCTACTGGATCGGGCCCATCGTGCGCGGCACGTCCGGCAAGGGGATCGCGTGTTACGTCTACCAGTCCCAGACCCCCGACGAGCAGGAACTCCTCGGCTTCGGCGCGAGCGAGGGGCGGGTGACGCTCCTGGAGGACGAGGGCACCTACCTCGACTACGGCGAGGCCATGACCAGCATCCTGGAGTCCCCGGACCTCGACGGCGGGACGCCCACCGTCAAGGGGTTCCCCGGCTGTCTGGTCGGCGCGTACACCTCCGGTGCGGATCAGGTGACGATCGAGTGCCTCGTCAACGAGGCCATCTCCGGGGGCGAGGTGACGGCCAGGTTCGGCGAGGCGACCGGCTATTTCGACGAATCCTACTTCGACGAGAGTTATTTTGCGTCCACCGAGTACGCCCTGGTGACGAAGCTGTTTCTCCAGCGCCCCACGGGCAGCAAGGGCCGCCTGCGCGTGACCCACACCAGCAACCAGGAGTTGTCCATCAAGGAACTCTATCTGCGCGTCGAACCCTTCGGGAGAGACTGAGATGAGCTATACGTTGCCGACCGGGACACTCGCGGGCGCCGGGCGGGTCGCCATCCTCAAAGACCGCTGGAACACCTTTGTCAACTCGGTCCTGGCGCAGTTCAACACCATCGTCACGACCGCGCTGGGAGGGTTCGGCCAGGATATGTCGGGCGCCAGCGGGATCGTCGTCTGGGAGAACGGCACGCCGACGCCGACCGCGGTCTGGTCGGCCGTGGCGGGCGCCGAGGTGTTCCTAACGTGGAGCGCCCCATATGGCCTCACGCTGAGTAACAACAGGAGCGATTCGTACAACGACCTGAATATCGCGGCGGGGTCCTGCCACAGCGACGACGCGGACCCGGCCGATCGGGTCTTGATAACCCTCGCCAGCGCCCTCACGAAGAAACTGGACGCGACGTGGGCCGTCGGCACCAACCAGGGGATGCGGGCCTCCGGGGCGGCGCTGGCGAACACGACGTACCATATCTTCCTCATCCAGCGGCCGGATACCGGCGTCGTCGATATTGCCGCCGACACCAGCGCGACCGGCGCGAACCTCGCGGCCAACACCAGCGCGGCCTACACGAAGAAGCGGCGCATCGGCAGCATCATCCGCTCCGGCGACATCATCGTCCAGTTCCGGCAGGACGGAGACATGTTCACCCTGATGTCGCCCGTGCGGGATCTGTCCCAAACCATTCCAGGCACGTCGGCGGTTCTCCGCACGTTGACCGTGCCGGCGGGGATCAAGGTCCAGGTCCTCGGCTCCGCCCTGGTGGGCGGACACTTGACCCAATACGCGCGTCTCCTGGTCAGCGATCCAGACACCAATGACACCGACCCGGCAGGGGCGATGCAGACCGCCATGCAGCCGGCCGTCGGTTCGGGGTACTTCGGGGCCGGGACCTTCCTCTGCTACACCGATACGTCGAGTCAAGTCCGCACCCGGGCGGATTACTCCGACGTATCCACCAGTATCACATTGACAACCTTCGGCTGGCGCGACGACCGGAGGAGTTAACCCGACCTGAACCATCGTATCGTGAGGAGTTGACCATGGCGCTCTCGCTTGAAGATCCCCTGAGCACATCACTCTACAACGTGGGCCTCTCGCAACTCCAACCCTGGGATCCGACCCAGGAGGCGGCCCGCAAGGACAAAGCCTGGGGCGAGACCCAGCAGAAACTCGGGGAGCGGTACGCCCGCGCCGGCCTCACGGGGAGCAGCCAGGAACTCGGGGACTTCGCCAACACCGCGAAGAACTTTGAGCTGGACTGGGGCGAGCGGGCGCCCAAGCAGCGGGCCGAGGCCATCTCCTCCGTCCTGCCCATCCATAACTTCCGGCGCTCGGTCTCAAACGACATGACGAGCGAGGCGCAGGCCGCCACGCAGCTTGCCACGAACAAGAAGGCGGCGCAGACGGCGCTCTGGGGCAGCCTCCTCGGCGCCAGCGGTCTGCCGACGACCCTCGCCAAGGCGCTCTTTGGCACCAGCACGCCCGCGTCGAGCGGATGGCAGCAGGGGGGCCTCATCCCCAAGGGGATCAGCGCCCTCTACAACTACCTGTCTGGATCGGGCGACATCGCGGGCAGCGGGTTCAGCACGGACCAACTCAACGCGCTGGACCCCGCGATCGACTGGACCGAGGTGGCCGACTGGCTCAATAACTACGACTACCTCAATAACGCGCTCGACGTGGGAGGCGTCTCCGACGCGGCGGACGTGCTAGGCGGACTCAGCCTGTCCGATCTGACGGGGTACTTCTGATGGACACCGGGTACGTCGCCCAGACCATTCCCTACGACCTCCTCTACCAGTACCTCGCGCAGTTGCTCGGTGCGGGGCCCACCAAGCGGACGAATCGCGCGAGCGCCGCCCCGGCCGCGGCAACGCCGCCGCTCCTCGCTCCCGGCGAGACCACCGGAGGCGGCGGGAGTGCCGACAGCGGACTCGGGGCGACCGAGGCCGAAGGCACCGGGAAGATGTCCAAGGAGATGTCGAGTGTCCTGGGCGCCCTGTCCCTTGGGCGCAGCCTGACGAATACGGCCCTCTCGGTCCTTGGGATGGGCGTGCCCGCACTCGGCCCACTGGGGTGGGGCCTCACGGCGCTGGGGATCGCCAACAAATTCGCGGACCCCTATGCCACCAATCCGCTCGGGGGCGCCCCGACCCCGGAGGCCATCAGCGCGGCCCGGGATGTTGCCGGGGCCTTCGCAGCGAACGACCTCGCCGACGCCAGACAGGCGGCCATCGACGAGGCCAATATGATGACGGCCCTGGACCTGAGCGGCCTCCTCAGTTACTCGCCAGATTACGCGGGCGAGACGGGACAGGGGTTCGGCAACCAGGGATTCGGCAGCAATACCTTGGGCAACGCCCAGGGGCAGCGCGAGACGGCGGGGGACGCGGCGCGTGCCGGAGGGGATTACGGCACGGTGGGCGACCCGACGTCCACGCCGAGCGTCTCAAACCCCGACCAGCAGGGCATGTTCGGCAATTCCGGTGGGGCCACGGGAGGCGCCGACATGGGGTCGGATAGTGCCGGCCGGGGTGGGGTGGGCGATTCGAGTCAAGGGGCGGGCACCGGGGCCTCCGACCGCGCCAAGGGCGGCGTGGACATCATTCGAAAGCCGACGAGACTCCGGTTCGGCGAGAAACCATCCGCCACACCCGAGAAGGTCATTTCCATCCCTAAGTCGATGAAGAAGCCCGGCCTCCAGGGCAACGAGCGCCAAGTCCGCGCCGGCCTCCAGTCCTCGCTCCAAGAACTCCTCGCAAGGAGACGCCGATGAACGTCCTCGACATGCTCGCGTATGGCTCCGTCCTCGGGATGGGGACGCCCGAGCAGCAACGCCAGGAGTCGCTCGCCCGCGACACCCTGGCCCAGCGGAACCGACTCCTGGAGGACGAGCAGGCGCGGCGACGCGCGGCCGATGCGGCGGAGGAGCGGCGCTGGAAGATGCAATACGGCCCGGTCGATCCCGGCGTGGCGGCGGCCTGGTCGCCGTTCTTCAAGGACCAATTCGGGATCGCGCTCCCGCAGAATCTCACGCAGCACACGCTTGATAGTTACCTCCGCGCCGCGCAGTTCCTTGCGCCCAAGGAGGATACCGTCTTCGTCCACCCCGATACGGGCGAGGAACTCGGCTCGACCCGCGACCGCAATGTGAAGCCGCCAACGCTGGACATGCCGGTGCAGGAGGATTTCTCCCTCCCCGGCTCGGCGAAGGGCCCGCAGGGTCCGGTCAGCGACACGGTGCCACGCCGCGCCGTTGCCGTGCCACGGTCGAGGTATGTCTCGGTCCTGGATCAGATTCGGCGACGGCAGGAAGGCGAACAGAAGGCATCGGAGGCGGCCCTGAAAGCGGACGAGGCATCCAGAAAAGAAGCGGACATGCAGGCCGTCCGCGAGGCCACGGCACGGGCGGGACGCCTCATCGCCAGCGGCGTCGATCCGAACGAGGCCAAGGCGCAGGAACCGCTGGCTGACCTGAAGGCACTCCATATCGAGAACAAGGCCACCGCGAAAGACAAAGATCCGACGCGAGAGGCGATGGACAAACTGCGCCTCAAGGCCATGCAGGACGCGGACCGCCTCAAGCAGGAGGCCGACACCATCGACGAGAAGATGGCGCGGAACGAGGCCGTCTCCGAGACGGTTCGCAATAAAATCGCCAACGACCTCACGAAGGCCGCCGCGCAGCACCGCAAGTTCGCCAAGGAGGACGAGGACGCGGATCGCACGGAGTCGGCCCAGCAGAACCTGGCCGAAGCGCAGAACCTCATGCAGCGGGCCGAGCAGATTCGGAGTTACAAGCCGAAGCCGCAGCCGATGGCTCCGGGCGGCGCCGTGCGAGAGACCAAGGCGGGGCCGACGACCCCGAAACCCGATCAGCGCCAGCAACTCCTCACCCAGCGCGATGCGTGGGTCGAGAAACTCTTTGGCCCGCGCGTCAATTTTCACCGCCTGACCCCTGAGCAGAAGCAGCAAGTGGCCGACGCGATCAGTGGAGCGACACGCTAATGCGCGTCTCGGTGGCAGACCTGGAGGCGCTCGACGCCCCGGCGTCGTCCGCTCTGTCTTCGCCCTCCTCGACCGACTTCGACGCCATCATCACCGCGAAGGCCGCGCAGTATGGCGTCGACCCGCAACTCGTCCGCGCAGTCATCCAGGCCGAGTCGAACTGGAATCCCCGCGCCGTCTCGCCAAAGGGGGCCAAGGGACTCATGCAGTTGATGGACCCCACGGCGCAGCGGTTCGGCGTGACGGACGCCTTCGACCCCGCGCAGAACATCGGCGGCGGCGTGCAGTACCTCAAGGCGCTCGGCGGACTGTTCCCGAACCGGAGCGACCTCGTCCTGGCCGCATATAACGCGGGGGAAGGGGCGGTCCAGAAGCACGGCGGCATCCCGCCATTCCCGGAGACACAAGCCTACGTCCAGAAGGTTCTCGGGAGTCTCAACCCAGCCAACGGCATGCCGCAGCCGTCGCCGACTCGCGTGACGGTCGCCGACCTCGAATCCCTCGACACCCCGGACGAGGCCCAAGTCTCTGTGGCGCAGTTGGAGGCGCTGGATCAGCCGACGCAGCCGAACACCCTTCAGCGTCTCGGTCAGGTGTTGTCCAGCCTCGCCCCGCAGGGTGAGACCCAATTCGAGATGCCAGGAGAGGGCGGCGCCACACGACCGGGGCGCGTGCCGAATCTCACTCCGCCGCCACAGCCCGACGTGCGGACCCAGGCCGTCCAGCAGACGAAGGCCGACGCCCTCGGTGTTCCGGGCGCTGGCGTCACCCTCCCCGGTGCACCGGAGCAAATCACGATCGTCCCACCCCAGCGCCCAGAGACCCCAGAGAGTCAGGCCGCCGCGGACGTCGCCCTCCGTCGTTCCGGATCCGCCACGGTGCCCGGTCGGACTATCCTGCAATCCCTCCGCGAGAGCAAGCCCGGTGTGGCGCTCACGTCGGGACTCGCGGGCCAATCGCCCGAGGCGATCCTCGCCCAGATTTTCGACAAGTCCGGCGTCGTGGCCGACACCGCCGAGGCCCTCCAGGAGGAACTCGGCGCGAATCCGACGGCACTCGACAAGACCCTCCAGGCCGCCGGGAGTCTCCTGAGTCCCGCCTCCATCGCCCTCTTCGCCCTGAATGCCGTCAATCTGCCGATCCAGACGGTCAAGGCGGCGATGACGCGGGTCTTCGGCGAGCGGGTGGCGACGCAGGCCATGGCCGCCGTTGCGCAGCGGGCCGTGGCTGGCGGCACGTCGTTCGGCGGCTACAACGCCATCACCAACGCCCTCCAGCAGACCGAGCGGGCGAAGCGGACGGGGCAACCGGCCTCGGTCGGCGAACTGGTGAAGGAGACGGGCAAGGGGGTCGTGACCGGCGCGGTCCTGGGGCCGACGGCGCTCATCCCTGGGCGCGTGGCGCGAAAGGCCGCCGAGATCGGCGTGTTCACCACCGTTCCCCCTATCCTTGAAGGCCGCGGGATCACCCTCGACGACGCGGTGGACGCGGGCCTCATCATCACGGCCCTCGGCCTGGCCCACGCCCTCCCGAAGCGTGCTGCCGACGCGATCCAGAAGCCCCGCACCCAGCGCACCGCCGCCGAGCAGGCGACCGTGGAGCAAGTCCTCGCCGACCCCAAGGCCCGCGAGGCGCTGGACGACGCCTTCGCCAAGGTGGCACAGGGGCAGGAGGCGGAACCGGCGAAGGTCGAGGCGGAGGTGCCGAAGCCGCCAGCCGAACCGGCGAAGATCGACGAGAATCTTCCGACGGCCACCCAGGTAGCGGCACCACCGGAACAGCCCAAACCTGCCCCGGTCGCTCCAGCCCCAGAGGCACCAGCGGTTCAGCCACGAGAGGAATTGCCATCTGTTAAGGAAGTTCAGCAAAGACTCGCAGCACAAGAGTCTTCCGTCCGAGAGGCATATCCAGACATCATCGGGGCGAGGCTGCAAAATTCCTTCGGCGGAACGGCAGTCATCCATAAAGGAACGACACCGGAAGAACCAATCCGAGTCACCTGGATCGACGACAAGGGTCCGTCTGGTCATACCGTCTTTCAGACGGCTGAAAAGGCACTCCGAGAAACATTACTCGACGGGTACACAACGGTTATTCCACCTGCGGCTCCGCCACGAGTGGAGACCGTTCAGGAGACGCCCCCGGCGCCTCCCGCAGTCGCACCGCCTCCTCCTTCGTCTAAGGGGCAGGCAAGCCCCATCGTGGAAGGACCCGGCCAGTTGCCGAAGCCGGAAATCGGGGTTCGAGTCCCCGAGGGGGAGGCGGCACAACCCGTTGGCACCTCTGCACAAGTGCCGACAGTTTCACCGACTGGTGAAACGGCACCAAAGCGTGAAACGCCGCCTGCCACCCTGCCGGAACAGAAGGCGGAGACGGCGGCAGCGCCAGCGGCGAAAGAAGCGCCGAAGGCTGAGCCCGCTCCATCCCCCACCGTCCTCGACCGCCTGAAGGGCAAACAGATCGCCCTCATCCCGCCGACGGCGAAGGAGGCCACGGCGCTGGAAAAGGCGATCAACGAGACCATCTCCAAACTCGACACCGAGATCAGCGGCGACGCGCTCGACAACCCGGAGAACGTCGCGCTCCTCGACCGCGCCAAGACGCAACTCCAGCACGCCGAGGACTACCGCGACACCCTGCCGATCACCGCGCTCGCCGAGCGGCGGCACCTGAAGCAAGTCACGAGCATCCTGCGCTCGTCCATCGAGGACTTCGAGGCGGTGGCGAACGAGGACACGCCAAGCAAGCAAGTGGACGCGGCATTCGCCCGCGCCGAGCAGCGCGACACGCTCCGCACCGACCTGTTCAAGATTCGGGAGAAGGCGGGGTGGACGGACAAGATTATCGAGGAGGAGAAGGCGGAGAAGGAGACCGCCCCAGAACCGAAGTCTACAATTATCGAGAAGCTGAAGTCTCCAGAGACGCCCGCTGCGACGACACCCACACCAATGGCGGCCACTCCCGAGGAACCTCCTCTGCCCTCGAAAGCGGTCCAGGACTCCATCACGCGAATCCTCAACGCCGTCTCGGTCATCCGGGGGAGGGTCGACAAGAAGAAGTATGAGTCGGCCTACCAGACGATCACGACGCACGCGCGGAAGCTCGACATCCCCGTCGAGAAGTTGCCGACCTACTTCCACGCCGATCAATACCGCCGCATCGCGGACGCCACGGAAATGGCGATCGCCAAGAAGTACGGGTCGCACCCCACTGAGGCATTGCGGAAGCGACGGGACGAACTGGCCCCCAAGCCCAAGACCATCCTCGACAAACTCAAGGGGAAGAAGCCCACGCCCGCCCCGCCCGTCGCACCGGAACCCACCGAGGAGACTATCGCCGTCGGCGACATCATCAGTGACGGCCTCGTCCGTGGCCGCGTCCTCTCTGAAGGCTCGCAGATGGGCAAGCCCGCCTATCGCGTCGAGGTGCTCACGGGACGCGAGAAGGGCAAAGAGAGCGTCATCTTCAAGGACGGCGCGGTCAAGGTGGAAGCGCCTGCGCCCACGAAGGAGACTACCGATGAACGTCCTGGAGCGCCTGCGCCAGTCACGGAACCTGCCACCGCCGGACCCGGAGGAGGAGGAGAGCCTCCCGCCCGACCCGAACCAACTCGCGTTCCCGTTCCTGAGCGAACTGGAGGCGAACCCCGCCTGAGCGAGTTGAAACGTCTCGGCGATCGCATGCGCCAAATCCTCCGCGAGGAGGAACAGTTATCCATCGGCCTCCGAGAGGCGTATCGGAACAAAGACGTCCACTACAAGGAACGCCGCACGAAGCGCGTCGTCGAACGGGTGGAGCGGGCACAGAAGTATATCCGAGAGCACGAGCCAAAACTGAAGGCGCTCCAGGAAGAACACAAGACATTGTGGCAGGGGCGTGACGTTGAGCGTGCAGACTGGGAACAATACGTCAGGAACGGAAAACAACTCCCAGAGGAACGCCTGAAGAACTACGTTGATTGGAAGCCCGTCGAGGTGCCTGCGGCCAGTGCGAGCGAAACTCCCGACGCGGCGTTTCGGCGCGGCGTCTTGGCGCACGAGCAAAAAATCCGGCGCTACGGAGACGAGGCGAACGACTACGGCAAGGCGGCGGCGGGCCTCTATGCGGTCATCGAGCGAAAACTCGGCTCTGGACCAGGGGAGAACCCCAACGTCGCCTTCGGTTCCCGCTGGCACCAACCCCTCGCCGGGACGAATGCAGAGGACATCGCCGCGCCGGATGCCGTGGAGCGACTCGGGCGTCGAATGGATTCCGTTCTGAACGATCGTGCCACGCGGCCGGCCGATTACGAGGAAAGACGGATCGTCAACCAGGAATATAACCGGTACGGCGCGGAGCCGAAACGGAAGCAGGAATATACGTCCCGCGCCGAACGCACCCAAGCCGAACTCGACCGGATGCGGAAACCGGACGGCGACCTCGGGAAGATCCGCGCCAGGGCCGAGGACTATGAGCGGAGTGCGGCCGAAGTCGAGGCGGTGATCGGTGAGAGCGAGGGGGTGCGGGCGGCCAAAAACCGGGCCGTGAAACTCCGCGCCGCGGCCGACAAGTATGAGGCGTACATCCAATCGAAGATCGACGCCGACCGGGACCTCGGGACGCCAACTGATCCACAGACACTCCTGGCACAATTCGACAATCCCTCCGAGGCCGACACGCTGGCGCAGGCCATCCTGGACGAGGTGCCCGCGAGTCAGGTGCGTGCCGTCAGGGACCGCGACCCGAACGATGTCGTGACCATGCTAGAGGCCGATCCCGAATCGCTCGGCAAGAGTTTCGGGAAGGTCGTCGCCGGGAAATCGCCGGAACTCCTCAAGGAGGCCCTCGGCCGACTGACGGAAGACGAGGGCTACACCTGGGCATACAAGCCAAAGAAACAACTCCTGCGGAAATCCGACCTCACCTCGCAAGCCGACCGCATGGAGGGGAAATTCGACGGGTGGGAGAGCGTCGTTGACGGTCGGCGCGTCTGGACGAACGGACATCTCCTGGAATTTGGCGATCCTCCAAAGGGATACCGGACACGGACGGACGCCCAGGCCAAGGCGGAGGATGCCCAAAACCCCGACATGGCGAAGGTGATCCCTGCGTCGTCGGAGTTACCAGTCTCGGTGACGCCACTCGCGCGGATGCTCGCCGTCGACCATGGGACGCCGTTCGTGGTGGCGCGTCGATCCGACGGGGAATTAGTCTTCGTCAACGAGAAATACTGGGATCACTTCGAGACGAAACACCCCGGGATCACCTGGCGACAATGGAAGGACAACCTTGGTCCGATCATCGGGACCGCGGACGGACAAGTGGTAGCCGCCGTCATGCCGATGCGAGCCGAACCCAACGCGGTGGTCGAGTCGATCGCATCTAGACAGCCGGTGGCCGAGACTCCAGCCACCGCCAAATCCGCCAAGAAGAGCAAGGGCGTCCGCGGCTTCACCGCCGGCTCGCCCGCCATCCCCACGAGTCTCCCGCCCGCGACGCCCGAGCCCATCAGCACAGGCGAGGTGGTCAAGCGCCTCTCCGACGCCTTCCAGGTGCCCGTCCGCAAGGGCCACTTCCTAAATCGCGCCCTCGGCATCTACAAGCAGTTGGAACGGGTCGCCCGCATCAAGGGGTACGGCGACATCGCCGTGGCGTCCCACGAGGTCGCGCACCACCTCGACAAGGACGATCTCATCCGGCCGCTGCGGTACACCGCCGCGTACAAGGAACTGAAGGCGCTCGACTACAAGCCGAAGCGCGGCGATCCGCACGAGGGGTTCGCCGAGTTTCTGCGGCACTACCTCACCCGGGACGACGCGCAGACGGTGGCCCCCAAGATGTACGACTGGTGGGTCAACGAATTTCTCCCGAAGCATCCGGCCATCGCGGAGGCCGTGGCGAAGGGGAAAGCCGCCGTCGACCAGTGGCGGCAAGAGGGCGCGGTCCAGCGCGTCATCGCGCAGATCGACACGAAGAACCGGCCCCTCTCGGACGTGAAGGCGCTCCTCCAGCGGCCCCGCACGGCAACCGAGTGGCTCACGGACAACTTCTTCAACCGCCTCGCTCCGCTCCTGCGGACGGCGCGGCAGATGACCGGCGCCTCGCGGTGGGGCACGGGCGACGTGATGCAGAAGATGGAGCCCGCCGTCAACTTCTGGGCCTACGCCAAGGCGACCAACATGACCGGCGCGGCCAAGGCGCGGGCCTGGGCCGACTTTGGCATGAGCGACGCGGCGGGGAATAAGGTCGCGCCCGCGCTCAAGGAAGTCCTGGCCCCCATCGCCAAAGACCTCCGCAACCCGAAGACGCTGGAGGAGTTCTACGCCTACACCTACGCCCGGCACGCGCTGGACGTCCTGAAGCAGGGGAAGAACCCCGGCATCACGAAGGCCGACGCCCAGTACACCGTCCAGCAATTCGAGACGCGCCCCGGCTGGGAAGCGGCCTCCGACGGGTTGACGCAGTGGCACGCGGGCCTCGTGGACTACCTCGTCGAGGCGGGGGGCCTCTCGCCGGACGCAGCGGCGAAGATGCAGCAAATGTACCCCCATTACATCGCGCTCGCCCGCAAGATGGACGTGCAGCCGCCGATGCAGGGCGGCCCGGGGCCCGGGAGTCGGTTCGCCAATCTCCCCACACCTATCCGGCGCCTGAAAGGGTCGGGCCGCGAAATCCTGCCGCCCCTGGAGTCGGCCCTGACCTACGCCGAGCGGCTGATCGGCCTGGCCGACAAAATCCGCGTCGGGAAGATGCTCGTGGACGCGGCGGGACGCTACAAGGGACTCGGCGAGATCGTAGAGGAAGTCGACCCATCGCTCGTCCCGCATTCCGTGACGGTCGAGCGGGTGGCGAAGCAACTGGAGGCGGCCGGGGCGGACCTGAGCATGGCCGACCAGGACGCGATCCTGACCTTCTTCGACCAGTCGTTCGTGGGCGACCCAAAGGACAACATCCTCACGCTCTACCAGGGCGGGAAGCGCACACTGTACTGGGTGCGGCCCGACCTCTATAAGGCGCTGGTGGGGCTCGACAAGCCGTACCGCCTGCCGCGCCTCCTGGACGCCACCTTCGGCCGCGTCGCCCGCACGATCCGCCTGGGCGCGACGGGCCTGCGGGCGGGATTCTCCCTCGTGACGAACCCCCTCCGCGACATCCAGACCGCCGTCCTCCAGTCTGGCGAGCAGCGTGGCGATCCCGCGTCGGTCGCCCTCGGCACGGTGCGGGGGATCCTGGCCGACCTCACCAACAACGAGGTGGCGCAACTCTGGAAGCGGGGCGGCGGCGAGATGGCGCAGCCGCTCGGCATCGACCGGCGCTTCCTCAAGGAGGCGGTGGACGAACTCCTGGAGCGGAGTCCCAAGGACAACGCCCTCGATTGGCTGCGCCACCCCGTCGACACGCTGCGCTCGGCCTTCTCCGTCACCGAGGCAGGGCCCCGCTTGGCGGAGTTCGAGGCGGCCCTCAAGAACCTCGGCTGGAAGCCGGGGCAGACCGTCACCTTCGAGCAGTACCTCAAGGCGCAGCTCGCCGCGCAGAACGTCACCGTCGACTTCCGCGAGGGGGGCGCCCTCGGCATGTGGGTGAACCAACTGACGCCGTTCTTCAACGCCAGCCTCCAGGGACCGGCGCGGGCTTTCGACCGGATGGCGAGTGCCCCGGTGTCCACCCTCACGAAGGCCGTCACCTGGCTCACGCTGCCGGCGTTGGGGTTGTGGTGGGCGTACAAGGACGAGGACTGGTACAAGAACCTCCGCCCGATGGAGCGGTATCGGTTCTGGCACGTCAAGTTCGGCGACAAGATCGTGCGGATCCCGCGGCCCTTTGAGTGGGGGCACCTCTTCGCCAGTATCCCCGAGGCCGTGATGGACTGGGCCTACCGGAAAGACCCGCAAGCGATCACCGAGGCGGTGGGCACGGCCCTCCAGGACATGACGCCCTCCTTCGTGCCGGGCCTCATCCAGCCCGCCATCGAGGTGTCGGCGAACCGGGACTTCTACTTCAATCGGCCCCTGATCCCCGAGCGGATGCGGCGGTCGCGGCCCGAAGACCAGGCGAACCCGGAGACCACCAGTACGGCCCGGGCCGTCGGGAGACTCTTCGGCGTCCCGCCCATCTACGTCGAGCACCTCGTCTCGGAGTACACTGGCGGCTTGGCGCGCGATGTCCTCTCCGGACTGGAGACCACGGCGCGCGAGGGAGGCGCCTTCCCACTGAAGGGCACCCGCCCCACCGAGTTGACCGATGTGCCGGTCATCGGGCGCCTCTTCCTGCGCGGGACGCACACGCGCGTCCTGGACGATTTCTACACGCGCCTGGAGCGGGCCGAGGCAGAACTGGGCTCGGCGAAGCTCGCCAAGGGCCAACCGCCCGAGGGGGTGAAGGCCGAGGCCCACCGGCTGCGGAAGGCCGCGGACGACCTCGCGGACCTCCGCAAGCGGTCACGGGAGACGATCGCGGACACGACGCGCCCAGACAGTGAGAAGCGGCAGAAACTCCTCGACTACCATCAACGCATGGTCGACCGAGCCACACGGGCGCTCCAGCGGCCCACCGCGGTTCCGCGTCGGTCGATCCTGGATCGGTTGCGCGGCACCTCATCCTCCACCACTTTGGCAGGGAGTCCCCGATGACCGAGGAAAACGGCTTCAGCCACTGGCGCGGCGTGACGGACGCGGAGATGGCCCACCTGCGGGAGTTGCTGGACCGGGTGGAAAAGGGGCTGGGCGACCACCGGACTGAAGAACGGGAGGTGTGGGAACGGTTCGAGAAGGCGCTGAAGGAGTTGGACGAGAAGTTGGACTCCATCGACCGTTGGCGGTCCAAGGTCATAGGGTACGCCTCGGCGGTGAGCCTGTTCATTGGTGGCCTGATTCATTTGGTGTGGGAGAAACTGAAATGAGCGGCGACCTCATCGCCTTGCTACGGCGGCACGAGGGGTTCCGCCCGAAGCCCTACCGGGACACCACGGGGCACCTGTCCATCGGCTTCGGTCGGAACCTGGACGACGTGGGCATCACCTACGAGGAGGCGACCCAGCTCCTCCAGAACGACATTTCCCGCACGTCGCGCTCGCTGCGTCATGCCCTGCCATGGGTGACGAAACTGGATGCGGTCAGAGCGGCGGCGTTGATTGATATGGCGTTCATGGGCGTGGCGACATTGCTCACGTTCAAGAAGTTCCTGGCCGCCCTGGAGACTGGCGACTACGACACCGCGGCCGACGAGATGCTGGACAGTCGGTGGGCCGCCCAAGTCAAGGGGCGCGCGGTGGAGTTGGCACTGATGATCCGCACCGGGAGGTACGACAATGGACCCTGATCCGAACGTGATGGCCATCCTGACCTACCTGCGCTTCTGTTTCCGTGCGCTCGTGCATGGCCTGGTCGCCGGGATGATCGCCGGCAGCGGCGCCGTGGCCTCCATCCTGACCGTGAAGAAGGCCATGCCGTCCGATTGGGAATGGCTCGTCATTGCCGCGGCCACGGCGGCGGCCTTCGGCAACGGCATCAACTCGTTCATCTCGTCCCCGGAGGCCAAATGAAAACCGCAATCCTACCCCTGTGTGTCCTGATCCTTACCGGCTGCGCCACCCTGGACGCCGACCTTGGGCGTCTACACACTCTCACGATTGCTGATGTCCAACGCGCCGTCGAGATCAGCACGGCGGCCGGAGACCTGGAAGGGAAACAGTGCGCCGAGGGGTTGTTGGCCGTCCTGAAGGAACAACAGGCCGAGCCGTTGGCGAAACCCATCGGCGTGGTCAGTGCCATCGCCTACGCCCGCGCCACGCGGAAGGACATCGAATCGGACAGTCTGGTGCTCCGGCGCATCAATTTGGCCTGTGCCGCCGCCATGAATGAAAGCATTGTGACATACGCCCGCCTCGCCGCGCGCCTGGGGATTGCGCCATGAATCCCACCGTGCCGCTGTCCTGCCTCGTGCCGCTCCGGGTGAAACTCTGGATGCTCGGCGGGGCAGCCATTGCGGTGATTGTGGGGATGCTGCTCGGGATCGCACTGTTCGTGCAGTGGCTGCGGTGCGCCTAATCTGGGGGTGTGTCATGGTGCGCGTCCTCGTCATCCTGCTCGCCTTCGTGTTCGGCCTGTGCATCGTGTCCGTCTTCGCTGGCCCGGCCCTGCCGCCGCAGCGCGACGATTGCCGCCTCATCTTCATCGAGATCCCGACCGACGATCCGGGGGGACACCCTCGGCCGGTATGTCCTGGACGGGTTCCTGCGGCAGTGGAAGACGGAGCGATGGGCGCTCTATCTGTGCGACGTGTACCCAGGATGCGGCTGCACCTACCTCGTCGAGCGGGAAATCTACGTCAATCCCCCCTATAGTCAGAAGCTCGGGTACGACCCCGCGTTTGTCCTCGTACATGAGATGGTCCACGCTTTCACCCGCCTCGTGGACACGCCCGCCGCCGAACATTTGATCGTCGAGAACATTGCCAAGGGCATCTGGGGGTCGCTGGACGAGAAACGGAAGGGACGACTGGCCGCATTACTGAAGCGGGCCAAAGCAAAGCGCCCATCAGAACTGAGCACGTCACCCTAACCGGGACGGTGACTGGTGAAACTGATCGACTACACGCTCACCTGCAAGGAGAAGTACCCCACCGCCACGCTCATCCCCTTTGGTGATGTCCACGCCGACGACGCCGGGTTCGTGGAGAGCCTCTTCGACGAGTGTCTCGCGGAGATTATCGAGACGCCGAACTGCGCGTGTATCGGCATGGGCGACTACCGGAACTTCCTCCGGGGCGCGGCCCGCAAGCACCTCCTGGCCTACACCGCCGACGAGGAGAGTTTCCTTGAACTGTCCAAGATGGTCCGCGGCAACGTGGAGGAGTTCTACAAGCGGAAGATCCGACCCATCCAGAAGAAACTGATCGGCCTGATCGAGGGCAACCATTTCTTCAAGTTCGAGGACTCGACGACCTGTACGCAATACCTCTGCCAACTCGCCGGCGTGCCATACCTCACAGAGATGGCCGGGATCCGGTTCAAGGTGCAGGGCAACGACTACACCAAGGTCTTCGTGATCGTCGCGCACCATGGGCACTGGAGCGGCGGGTACTCGCGGGTCGGCGGCGACCTCAACGCCGTCGAGATGAAGTCTTGGCCGTGGGAGTGCGACATCGCCCTGTACGGGCACACGCATCGCAAGAGCGTCCACCACAGTCCCATCATGCAGATCCCCGGGCGCGGCGCCCTGCGCCTCCTGGAGCGGCCCAAGGTGCTCATCCGCACCGGGAGCTTCGTCAAGGGCTTCGTGGAGGACTCGCCCGGGCGCTACACCGAGCGCAAACTGCTCCCGCCGAACGAGTTGGGGCGAGGACGCCCCACCGCTTGAGCGCGACATTGAGTAATCCTCTGAGGGTACTGAGGTATCGCTGGATCGTGGCTTCACTCCGTCCTTCCGAACGTAATTCCACTTTCGCCTGGTCGAGACTCTCGGGCGTGATGGACTGGAGATAGTGGATAGTGTGCGACGCGAAGAACCGCCCCCACCACGCGAAATGGAGATCGTCATAATACAAGGACCGCTTGGCGGCCTTCGCCACCCGGTAGCGGCCCAACGCCTCGTCCCACGGCGTCAGGCGCGGCTGGAGGGGGCCATAGGCCGCCTCGAAAGCCACCCCCTCCAACCGCGCCCGTTCCCGCTTCTCGGCCTCGATCGCCAACTGCCGGGTGCGCCCCAGCATCTTCTTATAGAGCCGGCCGTGGTGCCAAAATCTGAAGCCGAACGTCACGATCGGCTTGCCGTCCGGCCCCCGCCGCTTCCCGGTGTGGGCGATCAGGGTCATGTCAGCCTCCCACGTATCGCAGCACCGCCCTGACGAGGGCGTCGACCATGACGTCCGCGACCATCAGGAGAAACAGGTTCTTGAAAATGGGACAGGGCAGGCGCCCGCTGGTCACGTCGTTTAGGTGTTTCAGCCACCGGACGAACGCCAGTCGCGGATCCGGCGCCGCGAGAATGCGGTTCCAGAGATTGACCCGGGTTTCGAGGAACTTCGCGTTGAGGCGGCCGCGACTCTCCCCCACGTCCACGAAATCCGGCACCACGAGCGACTGGACCTCGTTCGACAGATCGACCACAGTGGCGTGTTGCGTGGGACGGCGGGATTCGATGAGACCGTGCAGGAGTGCGAGATTATGGCGGATCGACAGGGTTAATTGGTGAATGGTGGTGTCCACATCATCCTCTTCCACCGGAAGCCGCTTGGCCCTTTGGGCGATGTTTTGCACGCTTCAGCGCCTCGTTGCGGTCCACAACCATTTTATGAAACGCCTCGATATTCGGGATGAGGGCCGCCTTGGCGACCTCGTGGTCGCTTGTGAGAATTTCCCGAACGGCGGCCAGATGGGCGGCCAATTCGGGAGGGAACGGGTCCTCGGCAGGCATCACGGGGGGCCCTGGAGTAATGCCGGACTGAAGGTCCGCATGCGCTTTCTCCCGCAGCAGGGAATCGACGGAGACCTGGAATCCGTCGGCGATTTTGAGGACTTGCGGGAGTGTGGGTTTCGATTTCCCCCTCTCCCAGCGGTTCCAGTTCGGTCGAGACGTCCCGCATAAGTCTGCCGCCTCCACCTGATTAAGACCACGTTGGTCTCTCAAGGTGCGAATAGCCTCTTGGAAGAAATCGTAAGGGTTACCACTTTTTCTCTTGAAAGTGTGCCGATTGTGTAATAGATTATGTAGCGTTCACCTGCACCTTGACATGCACCGTTTACACCGCTCGGAGGAAGATGTCAATGGCAAGTCGAAACGATATTAAGGCACGACTCCAAAAGGCCGGAGTCACATACAACGACGTTGCGAGACTCGCGGGGGTTACATGGTCGATGGTCTGGCAGGTCGTCAATGGCCGAAAGGTATCGCAGCCCGTAATGAGTGCGATCGACAAACTCACGGTGCAACGATGACTGACGCAGAACTGTCCTTTACTAAGAAGATGGATGCAGCAGGAAAAAGATGGATCTTTGAACCAACGCGATTCCGTCTTCCAGACCCTTACCGATCCTATCGTCCAGACTTCTATATCGTCGATGACGACATATTTATTGAAGTTGTTGGAACACGGCAAGCCTTCTGCTCTAACAGAAAAACCTATGAATCGTTCCGGGAGACCTACCCGCATATCAAATTCAAGGTGGTGAATCTCGGCGCGTGGAAGCGTGGCGAAGGTAAAAAACGGATAGAGATACCACACAGTAACAAATTCAATCGGCGTGAGCATAAGCCCATTGCAGAAGGTGACGTTCTTCCTCTCCCGCTCAAAAAACTCTCGATGGCAGATCCAAACGAGGTCGCACTTGAGGTAATTGACCTTGTTCGATCTGGTCGATTCAAGAACATTCGTGATGTCGCCATGGGACTCAACATCACGAAGGATGTGTTGGGTCGAGCGATACATTCGAGAGACACCAGCAGCCTGCATTTCCTCGGCGTGCTTCATATTCTTCGTACTGCCAACGATGCACCAAGAACTGCATTACAGCCTGTGTAGTTAGGATGGGGGATGTAACCCATGAACCTCAACGAGAAGCGCGACGTGTTCTGGCCCCTGGCCGTTGAGAAGTACGGCCTGAAGGGGCTCGGGTATCCCGAGATCGTCCGCGTGACCCGCACCGTCGCCTCCCTGCTGGAACATGAGCGCCCCCCGGAGATCGGCAAGGGTGAGTTCGTCATTCTCAAAGCCATCAAAGCACTCCTATACGAACAATATGAACGAAATGTCAAAGAGTTCCACCGTACAGTTGTGAACCTCTACGGCCTGGAGATCACACCTGTGAAGTCGGAGTCGAGTCATGGGTTGGGATCTTGACGACGGCGAGGCTGGACACCGCAACCCGAGCGGCCGTGCTCTCCGTGGCGATCAAGTACGCGGATCAGAGGTCTGGCGGAACGCACTTCAATGGTATCTACATGACCAGTCTCCCGCACATGAGTTTCGAGACTACGAATCCTGTGGACGTGCGCACATGGCTCCACACGTCAGGCGTCTTGAATTGACTGGAGCGACGGCATGAGTCCGCGCCTCTTGACCCCCGCCGAGGCCGCAGCGCGGTTGCGCCTCGCCACCAAGACCATCCAGAACTGGGCGCGGCTCAAGAAGATCGAGCATGTGAAGCTCGGCGCGGCGGTGCGGATCCCCGAGTCGGCCGTGGACGATCTCATCAAGCGCGGGACGGTGAAACCCGCAACCCTCTGGAGGTAGCCCCGTGCATACCACCGAACACGAACGCCAGTTCATCCGCAATCTCGGCACGCACCGACCCGAGGAACAGCGGCGGCACAACCCGCCCACGCGCAAGCAACTCCTGAGCGGCTACCTGGCGGGCCTGCTGCTGCGGCGGGACTTCGCCGGGATGGACCGGGACGCGCTCATCGCCGAGGTGTACCACCAGTTGTCGAACGGCAAGGGGAGGGGGCGGTGAACATCCGCCTGTGGTTCGACTTCGGGCGCACCGAGGACCACTACGTCCCGGCCTGCTACAGCGAGGCGGATATTCAACAGGTCTGCGGCGTCTATGGGGCGCACGCCTACACGCTCCACCCAGAGCCGTCCGATGGATGAAGTGATTGCGATAGCCGTCGTCTGGGTGTTGATCGCGCTCCCCGTCCTCGTCTTCTTCCGTGGAGGGCGCCGATGATCCTGGAGGCACGTAATGAAAATTGAGATTCGTCACCGGTACACGAATGCGGTCTTATTTGCTGTTGAGTGTGATTCGTTTGTGCAGGCGGTAGAACTGGCCGTGAATGGAAACGCCAACCTCAGGGGCGCCAACCTCGGGGGCGCCAACCTCGGGGGCGCCAACCTCGGGGGCGCCAACCTCAGTGGCGCCAACCTCAGGGGCGCCAACCTCGGGGGCGCCAACCTCTGGGGCGCCAACCTCTGGGGCGCCGACCTCTGGGGCGCCAACCTCAGGGGCGCCAACCTCGGGGGCGCCAACCTCAGGGGCGCCAACCTCGGGGGCGCCAACCTCGGGGACGCCAACCTCGGGGACGCCAACCTCTGTGGCGCCAACCTCTGGGGCGCCAACCTCTGTGGCGCCAACCTCAGGGGCGCCAACCTCAGGGGCGCCAACCTCTGGGGCGCCGACCTCGGTGGCGCCGACCTCTGTGGCGCCAAAAACATATCAAAATTCATCACGACGCCACTCTACATGCTACTCGATCAGCCAGGGAGCGTCCGCGCGTACAAGCTCGTAACGGCGGACGGTGTTGGGCCGTTCAATGGCGGCATCACGTATCGGGTGGGAAATTCCTATTCTGTGAATGACGCAAACACCGATGAGACCGAACCCTGTGGGGCTGGGATCAACCTCGCCACGCTCGATTGGTGCCTGAAAGAATGGAAAGATGGGTTCCGTATCCTCATCGCCGAGTTCACCGCTGCGGATATCGCCTGCATCCCCATTGGGAGCGGTGGGAAATTTCGGGTCCACCGCTGCACGATTGTTGGGGAGAAGGATCTGGTGGAGATTGGACTCAAGGACAAGTGAGGCCGCCGATGATCCGCGGACTCCCCAACGCCACGGCTATCCTCATCGTGGCCGTCGACCACATGGCGCGAGAGCGGGGCTGCCCCGTCGCCACACTCCACATCCTCGACCGCGCCATCGAGGTTAAAACTGCTTGATTAATTCCAACAAATACATTATAAATCGGTTAAATTCACTTGACTTTTAGTTGAAAAATGATTATATTAAAGGGGAGTAAGACATGAAGATCATTAATGTAACGAAGGAATATTTTGAAACGGAAAACGAGAAAGTTTACTTTTTTGAACCACTGGAAAAAATCATATCGGTCGAGGATATGCAAAAAATTATGGATATAAATGAGAAGATAGTTAAAAAAATAAAGGAAAACGAAAAATGATTGTTTCATGGTTTTCGGCTGGTGTATCAAGTGCTGTTGCTACCAAACTGCTTATTAATGAAATTGATAAGATAATTTATACACATATCAATGACCAACACCCAGACACAATACGTTTTATTAAAGATTGTGAAAGATGGTTTGGAAAAGAAGTCGAAATTTTACAATCCCCTTACGGGTCAGTTGATAATGCTTTAAAGGCAGCTTGTTACGTTAATGGCATCCACGGAGCACCCTGTACAAGGCTATTGAAACGTAGGGTTAGAAAAGAATGGGAGCTGGATAAGACAGATTTAACTTATGTTTGGGGCATGGATATGGCAGAAAAAGATCGTTGCGACAATTTAATTCTCTCTATGCCGGGTCAAAAACACTTATTCCCTCTTGTAGAAAAAAATATCACAAAAGAAGATGCCCACAAAATATTATTGGCAAGTGGGATTAAACGGCCAGCTATGTATGATCTTGGATATAACAATAATAATTGTATTGGGTGTGTTAAGGGTGGGATGGGATATTGGAACCACATCAGAATTGATTTCCCCGATATTTTTAAATTGCGAAGCGAAACAGAACGGTTGATCGGGGGGACGGCAATTAGAGGAATTTATCTTGATGAACTCGACCCCCAAAAAGGAAGGCATACACGGCCTATTGTTGAGGATTGCGGTATTTTTTGTGAGTTAATGGAGATATGAAAATATATAAAATCACAGAAGCAAGTGCGTATATTGGCGTTTCGATTAACTCACTAAAAACACTTGCGAATAATGGAAAAATCAAATCTTTTAGCACTACCGGAAAGCATAGGCGCTTTCGGCAAGAAGATTTAGATTCTTATATGGGAGTTGAAAAGGTTAAGCAAGAGAAATTAACAATGATTTATGCCAGATGTTCTACTGCAAAACAGAAAGAAAATCTTGAAAGGCAAAAAGACAGACTTCGTAAATATGCGGAAAGTAAAGGGTATAAATATGCTTTAATTGATGAAATAGCCAGTGGGATAAATGAAAAACGGGCTGGAATCCATAAATTAATCAAAATGTGCTTTGAAGGTAAGGTTGAAAGGGTTTTAATTGAATATAAAGATCGTCTTGCCCGTTTCGGGTATGAATATCTTGACGCTATTTTTACAAACCTTGAAGTAGCCGTGGAAATTATGGAAACAAAAGACAAGAAATATGAGGAAGAATTAGCCGAAGATATTATGAAGATTTTGACCTGTTATTCGGCCAGATATTACGGCGCAAGAGGTGGTAGAAAAAAGAAAATAATACAAGAAATACCGCCAGTTGAATCTGATGGAATTTAAAAAGGAGGCGGCCGAGGACTGCGACCACGACGGGGGCGCGTTCCTGCCGCCGCGCCTCCCCTACCGCTATCGCTGGATGCGGCCGGACCCCGAGACCCTGCATGCTAAGACTCTGGTCTACGCGCACCGACTCGCTGGACGATCGTGACGGAGGGAGTCATGCCACGCGCCACCTACAAGAACAGGTCGGGTGGATTCGATGCGAACGAGAATCAGGCCATGTCGGATTTCCTGTTCGACGAGTTTACGTGGTTCGCCGACCGACCGACCTCAGAGAAGGATTTTCAGGGGTGGGTGCAAATGCACGCTCGGGCCAACTGTGCACTCGTTCGGCACGGGAAGGTCCTGGTGAGCGTGCCAGGACACAATCCGTTGGAGCGGTTGACGCAGTGATCGTCCAGGCTGACGCACGGGAGATTCCCTTGGCTGATAACAGCGTGCAGTGTGTCGTGACGTCGCCGCCGTCAACGGGCAGCGTGATTCAGCGCCTTACACCGCTCGTAGAGGGCTTCACATTGGGCCACGAATGCGTCAGAAAAGCTAAGGTTCTTAACCTTACGGATGGTTCCGTGCGAGTTGGGGAAATCTCGCTCTCCTGTGACCTTCGTTCGATGCTTACCACTTTCGGCCTTCAACTCTCGCAGCGCGAGAACAGACTTCGCTTGCTCGGCTTTCACACGGAGGAACGGCAGCAACTTCCGCAGGATCAACTCGGCGGACTTGTCGGATGCCTGATAGCAGAACAGGGCCCGGCGGTTGGCGTGTGCCTCCCGCTCTCGGTAGTACCAACCTCCGAGCGTTTCGGCCAGCAGTCGGATAGCCGCCTCGTCCACCATTCGAACCTGAATCCTGGCATGGTAGCCGGGAGTTTTTCTCCCTTGGCACTTATAGGCGGCAGACTTCTTAATTCCGATGTAACCCTCTCCATCCACAAGGCCAGCCAAGTACGCCAGTACGGTTTGCATAAGTCTCCTCCTGTTAACGTCAAGTGTGGTTATGATACTACGAAAGGTGGTGATGGGTCAAGTGCTAATTCAGGCCAATGCCAAGCACATCCCGTTGGCGGACTCGTCTGTTCAATGCTGCGTAACGAGTCCGCCTTACTGAATTGGGGCCTCCGCGATTACGGTGTTTCCGGTCAGCTCGGCCTGGAGCGCACCCCGGAGGAGTACATCGCCAACATGGTCCAGGTGTTCCGCGAGGTGCGGCGAGTGCTGCGAGAGGATGGGACGTGCTGGGTGAATATGGGGGATGGGTACAACGCAGCAGGGCGCGACGGACATGGCACTCGTATCGGCTACAAACAATCTACAAACCGAGCGAGTGCCAACGGTGACGACGACAACCGTCCAACTGTGAACAGCCTAAAACCCAAAGACCTCATCGGTATGCCCTGGCGCCTCGCCTTCGCGCTGCAGGCGGACGGGTGGACGTTACGCAGCGAGATCATATGGCAAAAGCCAAATCCGATGCCGGAGTCAGTCACCGACAGGCCAACCAAATCGCACGAACAGATTTTCCTCTTCTCCAAAGCGAAATGGGTTGGACCGGAAGCGTCGGCATTCTCCCACATTTCCGACGAGGACGCGCGTTGGATTGCGCTTCTGTTTGATGCTGAGGGAAACATCGTCGTTAAGCGGTCAATGATGGAATCAGGAAGAACTACCTACGGGCTTCAGGTCGCCTTTGCGAACACAAGCCGAAATCTAATTGACGTTGCGAAGAACATGGTTGGTGTCGGCAGCATCCATGAGAGGCCAGGAAAGAACGCTCCGATGTTCTACTGGCAACTCACGAATATCCAGGCGTCGGAATTGATGAAGCGGATTTATCGGTTCTTGATCGTGAAGCAACGACAAGCCCGCTTAGGGATCTACGTCCAGTCCCTATTTGAGACAGCTCGGACTGAACGACTCACCGTAGAGGGAAGATTGCGCGGTCGCACGCGATCCGACCACCACACAGAACTCCTTGAGAAGTGTTGGGCCACCATGAAGATGCTAAACCATTTCGGAACGCCTGACCTGTCATGGGTGCCTGAACCTATCTTCGGTCGCTGGGTTTCTCAGCCCTACTACTTTGACCAGGAGGCGGTGAGGGAACCGAGTAACGGCCACAATGAGCATGACCTGACTGGCCCCGGATACCACGCACCAGGGCAGACAGCACAAACCGGCTCGCGTATGTCAAAGCGTCCTGATGGGTGGGAGTCGCACGATGGCGGACACGGGAGTATCCACAAGGACGGCCGCGAGCCTGGGGCACCGGCAGAGATTCGGATGGGTCGTAACCTCCGCTCCGTCTGGACCATCCCCACGCAACCCTTTAGCGACTGGACAAAAACCGTCCGTTGGGTGCGTGTGGCAATGGGTGACGTTTCCGGTGGCATGAGGCGCATAACGTGCGGAGATTGTCCAGTGCATGGGGGTCAAGCTGTTCCGGTTCCCACGGAACTATGTGGTCAACGTGCAGGCGGTTTTGAGATCCACACTGGACACAACGATAGTGGTCTCGCTCAAGAGCAAGAACACGATTCCGCATTAACTGGCCGGCCTTATAGCGATTGCTATTCGCTCGAAACGTCGGATTTGCAACTCCGACTGTATGAAGCGACTGCCAACGACCGTAACACCGAAAGCCGCAAAACGGTCCACGATCCTGCGACCACTCGGCCATATACCGCTTCCGCTCGAAAGACTTCCCGCACTGTCGGCACACGAGAACCACGCGGGCCTTCCGGTTCGGCTGAGCGCATCCCCGTGAGCAGTATTTTGCTGGCCTCTGTGGACGATTCTCTTTGGGCTGGAACGTCTTTCCACACCGTAAGCAAGTCAACATCGTCGGTTCCTCCCGGTTGTATATGCGGATACTACCAGAAAACGGTCCAAGAGACAAGCCATTTCGCTACATTTCCAGAAGAATTAGTCAAGCGGTGCATCCTGGCTGGCACCTCGGCGCGGGGATGCTGTCCGGTGTGCGGGGCACCGTGGGAGCGGATGGTGGACGTAGCTCGTAATCCTCGTCGTGTGGAATCGTACACTGCACACGGGCAACACCACGGAACGCTTCGGAATGACGATGGCGTCGGTGGACCTGGATCGGGTGCACTCACGCCAAAAGTAACCACTATCGGCTGGAGACCGACATGTTGCTGTGCGTTGATAAATAATCACATTTCACCAGATCAAAACGGGCACGTCGTACCGTACCCGACGCATCCGTGTATCGTCCTCGACCCATTCGTCGGCAGCGGAACCACGGTAGCCGTCGCGGAGTCGCTTGGCCGGCGTGGGATCGGGCTGGAGTTGAAGTGGGATTATTTGCAACTGGCGAAGCGTCGGTGCCAGGTGACATTGGGGCTGCCGCTATGAGCGACCAGGCGTCCCTCTTCGTCCCCACGCAACACGGCGAGCAACCCGCGCCCTACCCGTGGGGCCCCGCGGCCCGCGCCACCGACACGTCACGCGAGGCCGCGGCGGCCATCGCGCCCCGGGACGACACACTGAAGCGGATGGTGCTTACCATCCTGCGGGACACCCCGGAGGGTCTCACGGCGGATGAAGTGGCGGGCACCCTCCACGAGAGCGTCCTGGCGATCAGACCGCGCTGCACGGAACTTGCGAAACTTGGCTACGTGGTTGACAGCGGGAGTCGGCGGCCGAACGTCAGTGGACGGAGGGCCATAGTTTGGAGGGTGCCATGATCTACGGCCTCCTGGCGTTGGTGTCGATCATCGTGTTGTTCCTCTGTATCGCGGTGGACATCTTCCAGCTCTGTCTCGGGGTGCCGAAATGGAGGAAATAATGGCCGAGTCCCTCTCACGGAAACAGGAGAAACGCTGCGCTCGCTGCGGCCATCCATGGTGGTCCTGGGGTTTGAAGCGCGACGTGTGCCAAGTGTGCGAACCGTTCACGGCCGCGCAGGCGAAGGTGCTCGTCGAGAAGATCAATGCGAATGACCCGCTGGTGCGGCTGTGAGCACCTGTCCACGCTGCGGCTACCGCCTGCGGACGCATGATGATGTTGGCACCTACTGCCCATCTGGGTGTCCCGAACCACGCAAGAGTGTGACGTTCTTCGTCCCGGGACGGTTGCAGAACCCGACGAATGCCCGGTGGCACTGGACACAGCGCCGCAAGTGGGCCGAGCAGTGGCGCGGCATCGGGCGCATCGAGTGCCGGCTGAAGCTGGGTCGCGTAAATGGCGCACAGGTTGAGTCGGTCTCGTTCCTCTGCCAGGTGCGGCGCCGGTTCGATAGCGACAACCTCGCCGCGTGCTGCAAGCCGCTGCGGGACGGCATCGCGGATGCTCTGGAGATCACGGACGGGCCGACGGGCACAACCGCGTGGCACTACGAGCAGGTGGTCGGCTCGCCGCCTGGCGTGCAAGTGACGGTGGACTACACACAAGGAGGAGAGTGATGGCGAAGAAACCGACAATGGAAGCCGCGATGCTCGCGGCGACCGCGGTGCTGGCGCTCACGCGCAAGCAGCGGGACGCCGTCGAGAAGATGCTGGTGGCGAAGCGGGAGAAGGAGGACGCGGCGAAGGACGGCAAGGTTGCGGGACAGCCGGGCCCGACGTTTGAGTTGATGGGCGCGACAGGGTTGGGGGTGAATCCATGACCACCGAGACGACGACCAAGCCGGCCGAGACGGCGCTCGCCAAGCCGGTGAAGCTGGAGGAGCAAATCCAGGTGTGGGAGACGGAGAAAGGCGAGGTGAAGCTCTCCGTCGCCCTGGTCCGCATGTACTTCTGCCCCGAGGCCACGACCGTCGAGGCGATGACGTTCCTGTCGATCGCCCGCTATCAGAAGCTCAACCCATTCCTGCGGGAAATCTACCTCATCAAGTATGGCAGGTTCCCGGCGTCGATTGTCGTCGGCAAAGACACGTTCACGAAGCGGGCCGAGCGGCATCCGAAGTACCGGGGCTTCTCGGCGGGCATCATCGTGTCGTCCAAGGCCGCCCCGGAGAAGGTCGAACGGCGGAAGGGCTGCTTCTACCAGAAGGCGACCGAGAACCTCGTGGGCGGGTGGGCCATCGTGCCACGCGAGAAGGACGGTGAACTGCCCGTGGAGATCGAGGTGTCGTTCGACGAGTACGTCGGGCGCACGGGCGACGGGCAGATCAACCGCCAGTGGGCCGGGAAGCCCGCCACGATGATTCGCAAGGTCGCGCTTGTTCAGGCGCTCCGCGAACGATTCCCCGAGGAGTTCGAGGGGATGTATGACGAAGCCGAGATCCGCGACGACTCACACCGGCCCGAGGAGTTCGGGATGCCGTTGTCGGTCGCGGAGGCCGCGGTGAAGGACGGCGGGAACGGACACGAATTGCCAGCGGCACCGGAGAAGGCCACGGTGCAAGGCGAGGAGAAGGCCGACTCCTCGCCCCCCGCTGGCGGCCCTGATGACGCTGAGGCCAACGCGCCCTCCCTTGAGGAGCAAGAGGCCATCCGCGCCCAGGAGCAGGCCGAGGCCGAGGCGCAGGCCGCTCCCCCGCCGCCGCCCGTGAAGGTGGATCGCGGAAAGGTGTGGAATGCGGTGTTGGCGCGGGCGAAGGCGTCAAAGGCGTCGGCGAGCGCGGTCCTGATGGGACTCACGGCCCGACATAACATGACCGACCTGACAGACACCGAGGTTGTGGCGCTGGCAAAGAAGCTGGGCGTCTAACGGAGGCTCCCATGATCAAGGCTTGGCATTTCGTCGGTCCCACGCTCCGCAACGGCCATCCGGTGCCCCCAGACGGCGTGTGGTTGGAGTATGACGGGCCGCTGCCCATCATTATGTGCGAGCGGGGCTTGCACGCCTCGGTTGACCCATTCGATGCGCTCCAGTACGCGCCGGGAAATACCCTCTGCCGCGTGACGCTCGACGGAGACATCCTCGCGGATACTGACAAGCACGTCGCCACGCGGCGCCTCATCCACACACGCCGCGATATGAAATCCACTCTCCGCGCGTTCTCGCGACGCTGCGCGCTCGATGTGATCCATCTCTGGGACGCGCCGCTTATCGTAAAAGAGTACCTCGAAACCGGCGATGAATCGAAACAGTATCCGGCGGGGGCTGCGGCGTGGTATGCGGCGTGGTATGCGGCGTGGGCTGCGGCGGGGGCTGCGGCGTGGGGGGCGGAGG